GACCCAACACCAATAACAGGAATAACAGTCGCATTTAGTTAATAATTATATAGTAGATGGCAGCAATAGATAGTACAAAAAAATCGGCTAGATTTCTCCAAAGTAGAAGATATACACACGACACGTATACCGACGCACAAGAAGCGTTCACATCGGTATTAGATTTAAATGCGAATGAAATTTATATTGACCAAGACTTAATCCCAAGTAGTGGTTTACCTTATAATAGTTCAGGTGATAATGGTTTAGTTTATTCAACTAATGGTCAGGACGTAATGAAATATTACTACCGTTATAGAATGACTAAATCCGATTTGAATAATGAGGTTTGGTTTTTTACAAATCCAACAGGTTCAACATCGGGAATTGGTGCACAATTGATTGATGCGGGACAAGAAACTGATTTTATATCACCAAAATATTCAATACCGTCATTAGCAAATGCAAATACTGAAGATGCGACTCCAGGTTATGGAGTTAAGGTATTGGTTGACGGAGTTCAACAATCTGTTAACAATTATGCGTTTGATTATAAAACGGGTGTTTTACAATTTGCAACATCGGCTGTTGCACCAACAAATGGTCAAGTTGTAACAATTTCAGTTTATCAATATGTAGGTAGAAAATTATCATCCCAACTTGGTGGTGGAGTTACAATCTATGACACGTTAAAACCAACCGGTTCATATTTTGCAACAACAAACGATATTCAAATTACGGGTTCATTGGTTGTTACTGATGGTGTAAGTGGTTCATTTACGGGTGATGGTACGGGTTTATATAACGTTCCCGCATCTGGAGTGACAGGATTGAATCTTTCACAAATTGCTGATGGTACGGCTACCGCGTCAATTTCAGATACTTTAGGTTTAAGAGTTAATAGAAACACCGAAATTACGGGTTCTTTAATTGTAAGTTCAGGTTCGGCAATATTCAATTCTGCGGTTACTGCGGAAAATAGTGATTTAATATTAACAAGTGGTAGTGGATTATATATTAAAGACGACGCTAGGGTTGAAATTACAGGTTCTGTTGTCATTAAAGGGGATTTAAAAGTTGAAGGTACAACCACATTGGTTCAAACCGTTGACTCAAATGTAGAATCTTTAATTGTATCAGGAGCAATGAATATTGTTGAAAACCAAATAAACGCACAAGTGGTAAAAGCATCGTTAACTATACAAAATTTAGGAACTTTGGCCGATAGGTCAAATAATTCAATAATTGATTGTGGTGATGGCTTTTTCTAATTAAAAGTAAAGTATTTATATAAATAAAAGAAATATACACAAAACATGGCACAAATAATTAAACACAGACGTGGTTCGATAAGTTCATTAGCAAGTGTTACGGCGAATGTTGGTGAATTGGTAATGGCAACCGGTTCTATTGGAGACTTAACGGCACCCGTTATTTTCATTGGTGATTCTGCGGTTGCGGGTGGTTATAAACCCGTATCTAAAATTTACCAAGGTACAACTGCACCTGATTTAACAAGTAATAACTGGGGTACAACAATGAATGGTACTCCGTTCTATTCTTCAGGTAATAAAAGTTTAAATATTTTAAATAATGCTGGTAACACAAGAATGGACCTTTCGGGTAACATCGAAGGTAATACCATCACAAGTGTAACAATTACATCATTATCAAACACAAATATTACAGGTAGTAACGGTAATTTTACAAATTTAACGGGACTAACCTTCACAAGTACAAATAGTAACATAACCGCTTTAACAGGTAGTCATGTAAATGTAACTAATATAACAGGAACAACAATTACTGGTTCAAATGTTAGAGTTACAGGTGATTTAAATGTAGAAGGGGCGGTTTATGTGACAGGTGATATTTCGGGTTCCGATTTAAATTTAACTGGTAATGCAACAATCGATGGTGATATTGTATTAAAAGGAAATATCAATATTGGTAATCAAACAACTGATTTAATTACTTTTGGTGGTGAGGTTAGTTCATCAATACTTCCACAAACACATAATGCGTTTGATTTAGGTTCACCAAGTTTAAACTGGAAAAATATCCACGTTAGCGGTACCGCATTTGTTGACACATTACAAGCTCGTCAAGTAAATTTCTCTGACTTAGGTATCTTACAAGATTTAAGTGTAAGTGGTAGCACTTATTTGGGTAATGGTGGTGACGTAATTGTACTTAGTGGTTCAATATATAGTGACCAATTAACAAACAATAGAGTAGTAATTGTAGGTGTTGATGGTTTAATTGAAGATGATGCAAACTTTACTTTTGATGGTACAGAATTAAATGTTGGCCAAGGTAATTTCACAGTACAACAAGGAAGTGGAAACGTTGACACGGCTGGTACATTAAATGTTGGTGGTGCAACAACATTGGAGAGTACATTAACTGTTACAGGTTCAGCAATTTTAAAAGATAATTTATCTGTTAGTGGTACAACAACGGTAGATGGTGTAACAACATTAAACGATGCTTTAGAAGTTAAAGGAGCTACAGGGTTAAATTCAACATTAGATGTAACCGGCTCAGCTACTTTAAAATCTACATTAGAAGTTAAAGGTGCAACTGGACTTAATTCAACATTAGATGTAACTGGTTCTGCCACTTTAAAATCAACATTAGAAGTTAAAGGTGCTACAGGATTAAATTCAACATTAGATGTAACCGGTTCAGTTACATTAAAAGATACTTTAAATGTTACAGGAGCAACTACAATTAACGGATTAACAACAATCAATAATGATGCGGTTGTAAACGGAATATTGAGTGTGACAGGTGACACACAATTAGGTGGTAACTTATATGTTTCAGGTAACTTAGAAGTTTTAGGTTCATCAACCAATGTTAATATTCAATCAAACACGGTAAACATTAACGATAATATTATTTTGGTTAATGCTTATTCACCGTTTGAACAATATGCGGGTTTAGCGGCGTATGATTCAGGTTCAAGTGGTGCTTCGGGTTCAATGTTATGGGATTCATTAAATGATTACTGGCTAACTCAAAAATCTGATGGTAACACAAGTAAAGTTATAGGTACAACCGCAGGTTCAATGGGTTCTGAGGTTAGCTTAACAACAAATACAATACCAAAGGCTACAAGTGCCGACACAATTGGTAATAGTTTACTTGCAGATGATGCCACAACATTAACTTATAATACAAATAAATTTACAGTTGCTTCTAATGATGGTGCAACATTGATAGCAGGTAATGTAACATTAAGTTCTGCAGGTGGTTCGGACGCCAATAGTAAAACATCGGCAATCGTATTTAAAAATTCATCAAATGTTTTAGGTTACGTTTCAACAACGGAAACAACAGATGTTCTTGATGGTATATTAGGTTATAAAAATTCTAACGGAGGTTTGGTTTTCTCAACAGTAATCGACGGAGGTACATACTAATTATATTTTTTCATAAATAAAAAAGGGAGGAACTAAAAAACCTCCCTTTTTTATTTATTATATCTGAAAAATTACCTATTTATATACAATGGCTATAGAATTTAGTAATGGTTTTAATGCGAGTTATTTTGTGAGACCGACACCGTCCCCAACAAGGACGATGACTCCCACACCAACTATAACACCAACAATTACTCCTACAATTACAATTACACCAAGTGTAACTGTTACTGTTACGCCTACACCTACAGACGTAGCGTTTACATCGACTTCAACCGTAACACCAACAACAACTATTACTAGCACTCCAACTATTACACCTACTAATACTATTACCCCAACAAATACTATTACCCCAACTGTAAGTATCACACCAACTATAACCCCTACGGTAACAGTAACGCCAACAACGACTAATAGTAATGGTTTATTGGTTAATTTAGATAGTGGTAATTTATTATCATATCCAACTTCAGGAAGTACTTGGTCGGATTTAATTGGTGTAAACAATAGTGCAACACTAACTAATACACCAACTTATTCATCAAATTATAATGGTATATTAAATTTTAATGATTCATCGTTAGAATATGGTGTGATAAATAATATAGGTAATTTATCTAATTGGACTGTTGAAGTATGGTTTAGGTTAACCACTTCATTAACAGGTAAAGTCACCTCAATAGTATCTAACGTATATAATGGTTCCGTTTTAAATTTTAGTATTGGTACAAATAATCAACCATTTAATGCAAATTTAGCTGTTGGATTTTTTGATGGTGCGTGGAGAACAAATACGGGATTTGTACCTGCAACAAATGTGTGGTATCAAGTGGTCGGTACATATGATGGGTCAACAATTAGACAATATGTTAATGGTAGTTTATCGGGAGGAACATTAAACTATACAGGAACACCAACTTCAGGAGGTGATATTCGTTTAATGAGAAGATGGGATGAAACTTTAACTGCAAGTAATTTTACTAATGGTGATTTGGCAATTGTTAAAATATATAATAGAGCCATTTCCGGAACCGAAGTTTTACAAAATTACAATGATAACTATACAAGATTTATTGACCCAACACCTACACCTTCTGTAACAGTAACATCTACAGCAACAGTTACCCCAACTATTACACCAACAAACACAATTACACCTACTAATAGTGTAACACCAACAAACACAATTACACCTAGTATAACACCAACTAATAGTGTGACGCCAACTATTACACCAACCGCGTCAATTACACCCACCATAACAGTTACACCAACAATAACTGTAACACCCACAATTACACCTACAGTAACTAAATCTCCTTCAGTTGGTGGATATTCTAATACTGCGGAAATTTACTTTGACCCAGGTAATTCATCATCATATCCCGGTAGTGGAACTGCATTAACTAATATAGGGACTATAGGAAATGTGTCAGGAACAAATGGAACATTAAATGGTGTTGTATATGATGGTGCAACTGCAAGTGGTGTGTTTAATTTTGATGGTGGTACTGATTATATTTCATTTCTAACACATAATCTTGGAAGTACAATTACAACAACCGCTTGGGTTTACCCAAGAACGGAATATAGTATTAACTGTTTAATGTCAAATGCTTCTGCAAATACGAACACCAATGGTTTTAAAATGTGTTGGAATGGATGGAACACCACAAATCTTAATATGAATTTTGAGGCGGGTAATGGTAGTTCGGGTGGAACTGCAACAACTGCAAATAGTACGATGGTTATGAGTCAATGGCAACATATTGCGTATGTTTTTGATAAAACAAATCAAACCATTAAATTTTATAGAAATGGAACTGAAATTGCAACAAGCAATGGAGTAACACCGGTTGCAAATATTGGAACAAACCAAAGTTGGTGGATTGGTGGAATTGGTGGTGGATTTTATAATATGAATGCAAATATGGGTCAATTTAGAATTTATAAATCACTAAGAAGTGGTGCCGATATTTTAGCGGAATATAACGGAACAAAAAGTAGATACGGATTATAATTTTTCTGATATTCTATTTATCTAATCCGAATTTTTATGTATTTATAGAAAGACCTACATAGGTCGAATTAACCGTGGTATATACCACATTTTAGATTGAGGAAACCATATATATGGCACAAATAGTAAAACTGCGTAGGAGTAGTGTATCAGGTCAAAAACCCACTAACTCAAATTTACAATTAGGAGAATTAGCATTAAACACCACCGATGGTAAAGTATTTTTTGCCAAATCAGGTTCAAATGGTCCTACAGTAGAAGAACTAATCTCAACAAACACGGTTAATACAGGTTCAGTTTCAATAAGTGGTAGTATGGACCTTATAGGTAATCAAATCATTACTGGTAGTATAATTACCACAGGTTCAAATAAGTTAATAGGTAATACTCAATTAACTGGTTCATTAACAGTTTCAGGTTCCACAATACAAATTGGTAATAATACTTTATTTGGAACAACATTATTATCAGGTTCAATCACAATATCAGGGTCAAAAAGTGTCGGAATTCCAACCGTAAAAATATATGGTGACGTTGAACAGGATGGATACACTAGATATCTCCCTGTAAACACAAATTTAAACACAACTATATCGGGTTCATATATTTTTGTTAGTGGTTCCACCGACGATTTATATTTTGCACAAAATGGTAAAGGTTATAATAACGTTACTCGTTTACGTTGGTTAGAAGGTAATTTATATACGGGTTTATTAAATGGTGGTAATATAACCGCAACAGTCGGTGGTACAACTTTTAATGTGTCAGCTGGTAGTGGTATAGTTGTTAATCTTAATGCAAGTTTAACAGATAACCCATACCCAACTGTAAAATACGTTAATTGGGAATCATTCACGGGACAAACATTAACTTATAGAACAACCAATATTCAAACATTTATTGGTATTGACGATAGTGGTCAAATAGTACAACAAACAGGCGCATTTAATGATGGTCAATATAATAACATTATCACATTAGGTACGGTTATTCACCAAAATTTATCTACGGTAAACGCTTCTATAAATTACCCCAATGTTGCTTATGGTTATAAACAAAGAACCTATGATTTTATAAAGGCATTTGGACCTTTAAAATTAAGTGGTTTAAATATTGTTCCAGTTGATACGTTAGGTTTGAATGTGGGTTCAGGTACCGCTTGGGCGGATGGTAGAAATTACCAAGTTGACCCTAGCAATCCAAGTTATATTACGGATTCTGGAACAGCGGTATCAAAAATATTTAGATATTACCAAGTTTCGGGAACTACATTTGTGCAAGACACTAATAATGCATCAGGTTACACAACATTAGATGTTACACATTATAATGATAACGGTACATTAACAGCCGTTCCTGGTAATAATGTTAACAACTATGAATGGACAATCCAAAGAATATTTTGGTATCCAAATTCGGCAACAAAAGGTATAGTTGCATATTACGGTAATAGAACGTACACCTCATCAACTGAGGCAGCAGCTAACGTTCAATTTGAACCATTTGTTGAAGTTGAAAATACAAAACAAAATGCGGTTTATTTAGGTGCGATTGCGGTTAGAAAAGATGCCGATTTTACCAACCCAAGTACATTCTTAGTTTTACCTGGTGGTGTGTTCCGTAATGTTGGTGGTTCAGGTGGTGGAGGTATAGTACCAACAAACCGTTTAGCGGATTTGGTGGATGTTTATGTTGCAAATGCGGTAAATGGAGATTTAATTTCATATAATGGAAATTCATTAAAATGGGAGCATGGTAAATCGTTAACAGGTGAATATACAATTACCGGTTCGCTGAATGTAACCCAAGGATTGACAGGTTCAATTGATTATAGTAATTTAACCAATGTACCAACATTGGTTTCAGGTAGTGAACAAATTGTTGCGGATTTTACATTTACAACCGATACGATAACAAATACAGATGTAAACATTGTTGCAACAAGTGGTGACATTATTCTTAATGCCGATGGTAATGTTTACAAAGGTTCTGCAAGTGCGGGTAATGGTTTAGTTACTGACGGTTATTTAGACCTAATCATTGGTGACACCACCATGATTAACACAGGAACGGGTCATAGTATCGCAGATAATCTTGGATACATCACCAGTTCATTTAACACTTTCACATCGTCATATAACACAGGTTCATTCACGGGTTCATTTATTGGTGATGGTTCAGGTTTATATAATGTACCTGCAAGTGGTATTACAGGATTAAATCTTTCCCAAATTGCAGATGGTTCCGCAACAGCATCTATTTCAAATACTGACGGTTTTAGAGTTAATACAAATTCTGAAATAACAGGTTCAATGTTTATTTCTGGACCATTAAATATTGGTGATATTCCAGTATATGGTGACCCACTAAATCCTGAAGTTGTTCATATACATAATTCAGGTAGTTATAATGGAATTGTTGCTTTAGGTAATAGTGATACATTCTATCAAACATACATTGCAAATACCAATAGCGGAAATGGTGCAAGTACCGATTTAATTATTGGTGCGGATAATGTTACAGATAATTCATATTATGTTGATTTAGGTATAAATTCAAGCACATATAACGCAGGATATGTTGGGCATGAAAATGATTCATACCTTTATGCCGCATCCGACGATTTATATATAGGTACAATTGGATTACTTGGTAATAGTTCTAATATATACCTTTTTACGAGTAATTCTTGGCAAAATCCACAAATTACTGTTAGTGGTTCAGGTCAAATTGGATTTAATTCACCAACAATTAGTGATGGTTATCAATACGAATTTAGTGGTAGCATAAAAACGTTACACGAATTATCCGTTGGTGGAAGTGTAAGTGCGTCATATTTCACAGGTGCACATATTGGTGATGGTTCAGGTTTATATAACATACCTGCAAGTGGTGTAACCGGATTAGAATTAAATAAAATTGTTGATGGTTCTGTTAGTGCATCTATTTCTAATGGTGCATTAAGAGTTAATAGTGATGTCTTTATTGGTGGCGTATTAACCGCAAGAGAATTACATACGGAATTAGTAACATCATCGGTTTTATACGAATCGGGTTCAACTAAATTTGGTAATTCATTAGATGATACACATACATTTAGCGGTTCAATTTTAGTTCATACTTTATTAGAAACAAATAGAATTTCACCTGTAAGTGGTGTTGATGTGACAATTGAATCATCAAATTTGAAAGTACCAAATGGAGGAATCTACACCGATTTCAATATTGAATCTAAGGGTACCATTAGTGCAACATCTATAAGTGGTAACACAATAACAGGTTCTTTAATAAGTGGTTCATTTATTGGTGATGCAACTAATTTAATAAATGTTCCATTCCATATTAGTGGTTCAAACATTAGTGGTACAACTGTAGATAAAACATTTACAAAATTACAATTTGATGATAGTACGGGATTAAATGTTGACGAAACCGACCCAGGTACTGCGTTTATATCAATTGGTTCACACTTTAAAGATATATTTGTTTCAGGTTCACCTGTATTAAGTGCAACTGGTTCAGATGCATTTGAAATTATTGGTTTAGGTGGAATACACATTTCATCATCAACTGTTGATACGAATGGTAATGGATATGTTAAAGAATTAACATTTGATTTAACAGAAATTTCTTCATCATTAGACTATAGAATCAATTCAATAAGTGTTGGTGGTGGTTCAGGTCTTAGTGATGGTGGATATGCAACATTAAACCAAACAAGTGCGGCAGCTACGTGGAGTTTTAATCACAATTTAGGACAAAGATATCCAATTGTACAAGTGTATGATTCAAATGGTAAAGTAATGATACCATCTGAAGTAATAATGGTTGATAGTTCAACAACAACAATTACATTCCCATCTGCACAAACAGGAAAGGCAGTTGCTTCATTAGGCACAGGTCCTGGTGGAATGACACAATTCTTTACATCTGCAACAACATGGTCATTACAACATGATATGGGTGCGGATTACCCAATTGTAACAATTTATGATGTTAACAAAAACATCATAATGCCAGATAGAGTAACGTCTATTGATTCAAACAATATTGAAGTTGGATTTACAACCCCTGTTGCCGGTCATTTGAATGTTGCTAAGGGTGGACATATTATTAGTGGGTCAATTAACTTCTCAAATATTAGTACTGCGGGTAGTGGAATTGTTAGTAGTAGTATTCAAGTATATAACTATGGTTATGCAACAACAGGTTCTAACGCATTTAATGGTTCACAACTTATTAAAAACGCAAAGATTGATGCGAGATGTGTAACAGTATCAACAGGTACTTCACAAATATTCACAATGACAGGTTATGACGGAGCAAACATTGATTATGTTGTTAAGAGTGGTGGAAATATGAGAGCGGGGGTTATATCGGCGGTTTGGGATAACTACAATAGTAGTTTTACTGAAACATCCACGGCAGATTTAGGGAATACATCAAATGTTACATTTACCGTTTCAAATGCGGGTGTTTTAAATGCGGTTGTAACATCAGGAACGTGGACAATTGAAGCAATGTATAGAGCCTTAGGGTGTTCTTAAAATTAAATTCAATTTAATTCATCAATTCGGTATTTATTAGTAACACATTAGTGGATAGTGAAACTAATTAAATATGGCAAACGAATTTATAATTAAGAACGGACTTAAAGTGTCCGGCTCTGCGGAAATCGAACAAGATTTACGTGTAAGAGGAACCCTAACGGTTGACGAATTTCATGCGTCAATTACTACTGCATCAATACTATATGAATCAGGTTCATCAATCTTTGGTAACTCCTCAGATGATACCCATCAATTCACAGGTAGTGTAAACATTACGGGTTCAATTACATTGAATGGTAGTGCAATTGGTACTGGTAAATTAGATGAAACAACATTTAATTCATATACCCAATCTCAAGTAATATTAGACGGTAATCAAAATTCGTCAATTACTAATTTAACTACAAATTTTAATTCGTTTACGTCATCATTTAATTCAATTTCGAGTACCTTTGCAACAACTGGTTCTAATACGTTTAAAGGAGACCAATATATTAGTGGGTCACTTATTCCTACTCACAATAATGTTTTTGATTTAGGAACACCAACGTATCAATTTAGAGATTTATATTTATCATCAGCATCACTATATATTGATGGTACAAAAGTTCTTGGTAGTACAACACAAGAATTACAAATTACAACAGATAATGGTCAATCTTTTAAAATTTTAGAAGATGGTACTGATACCATTACTTTACAATCCGCTGACGGCGACATTCAATTAAAATCATCAGGTGGGGGTAATCTATTGTTAGACCCAACAACCGGTTTAATTGATGTAAGAGGAACATTACAATTACAAGATGGTAATAAAATTAGAAGTTCAGGTGGAACTAAAGTTATTGTTGGCGATGATTTAGATGTTACTGGTTCAGTTAGATTAACTGGCGATTTAATAATCAACGGAACATCATATTCTGCCGCAACATCAGGTACTTCAGGTACTAGTGGTACTTCAGGTTCGTCCGGAACAAGTGGAACTTCGGGTAGTTCAGGGTCTTCAGGGACTAGTGGAATATCCGGTTCTTCAGGAACCAGTGGAACGTCTGGTAGTGACGGTTCATCTGGAACTAGTGGTACTTCAGGTTCTAGTGGTTCATCTGGAACTTCTGGTACGTCAGGAACTAGTGGTACGTCAGGAACATCTGGTAATTCAGGAAGTAGTGGAACGTCAGGTAGTTCAGGTTCATCAGGAACTAGCGGCACATCGGGTTCATCAGGAACTAGTGGTACATCAGGTACGTCCGGTTCAAGTGGATCTTCGGGAACAAGTGGTTCATCAGGTTCTTCAGGTACTAGCGGTACATCCGGTTCAAGTGGTTCATCAGGAACCTCAGGTTCTTCTGGTACTGCAGGTACGTCAGGAACAAGCGGAACATCCGGTTCCTCTGGAAGTAGTGGTACCGTAACAATGACAGGTGTACAAAATAATGGTCTTTTAACTTTAAATGGTTCTTCTCCTAATGTGACAGTTGAAGATAACTTAACATACGATGGTACAACATTTAAAGTTAATTCAAATACAGAAATAACGGGTTCGTTAATAATAACAGACAATTTAATGGTTCTTGGTACATCTTCAATTGTTTATTCGACGGCGTCTTATTTGAATGTACAGAACAATTTTATATCCGTTAATGCGTCATCTCCCGCCGTTAGATATGGTGGATTAAACGTTTTTGACTCTGGGTCGAACACGACTGCATCATTTTATTTTGATAGTTTAACAAACGATTGGGCATATGAATATAGTTCATCCACGGTGGATTATGCGGTGGCTTTATTTGGTCCTGAATTTAACACAAAAGGAACCCCAACATATCTAACTGAAAATAAAATAACTAAAGCACACGGTCACCATCATTTACTTGATAGTAATATCACCGATACTGGTACATTAGTAACTATTGATTCTGATACCAATATTACAGGTACGTTAAGAATAACTTCAGATATTGTAATTAACGGTACGTCTTATTCTGCAGCAACATCGGGAACTAGTGGTACATCAGGAACTAGTGGTAGTTCAGGTACGAGTGGAAGTTCAGGTTCTTCAGGTACTAGCGGTAGTTCAGGTACTGGTGGTACTTCAGGAACTTCGGGGTCTAGTGGTTCTTCAGGAACAAGTGGTACTTCGGGTTCTAGTGGTTCATCTGGTACTTCAGGTTCTAGTGGTTCATCTGGAACTTCCGGTTCTTCTGGAAGTAGTGGTACTTCAGGAAGTAGTGGTAATTCAGGTTCTTCAGGTACTAGTGGTTCTTCAGGAAATTCGGGTTCTAGTGGAACATCTGGTTCTAGCGGTTCTTCAGGTACGTCACCTTCAGCGGCTGCGTATGTAGCGAAAGCTGGTGATACAATGACAGGAACTTTATTATTTACATCGGTGTATGGTAATGCTGGCGGTGATTATACAGGTATAACCACACCACCTTACAAAGTATCGGTTAGTAGTGGTTATTGGAGAATTCCACATATTAGTGCAGATTCAACCAATTCAGGGGTTTATAATTATGAAAGTGGTAAAAAAGTGTTTTGGGGAGAGCCAACCGATACAGGAGATTATCAATTTAGAGGTAGAACTTTAAAATGGGTTAATAGTTCTGGAACGGAATATCCTGTCATACATTCAGGTAATATTGGTTCATATGCTGTCACATCGGAAACGGATACATTACAAACCGTAACTAGTAGAGGAAATTCAACTTCCGCATCGTTAACGATGAGTTCAACAACACCATTTGAATTTACAGGAACCTCAAATACAGGTACATACAATAGAACCTCAATATATGTAAATCAAAATAATACTTCGGCAGATACTGCGAATGGTATTTTCATTGAAAGAGGTAGACTAACCGATAGTGGTTCTGCCGAGGTTAGACACTTTGTAATTGGTGCTAGAGGAGGTTCAATACAATGGAAAGTTGATGGTTCGGGTAATACAACCCAAGCCGGTACATTACAAGCATATGCAACAACCGTTAACGGACAATTTTTAGTTGACCATAATGACACATATCATATGGGTATGAAACATACATATGATTCAACATTTGTAACAACAACTAAATTCGGTAGACCAAGTACAAGTAGTCATTTAGCTATTACCTATGATATTGCTGGTAGTGAAATAGCCTACATAAATAGAGCATATTCAACTGCGAGATTATTATTTCAAAGAGGAGGTTCGACTGACGTTGAAATAACGGGAGCGGGTAATTTAATACCCGGAACAAACGGTTCCCAAGATTTAGGTGGTGCATCAAATCGTTGGAGTACAGTTTATACTTCTGACTTATCAATGTCAAATGGTATTGGTGATTACACAATAGTTGAAGGAGAAGAAGATTTATTCTTATATAATAATAAAACAAATAAGGTGTTTAAATTCATGTTACAGGAAGTTGACCCATTAACAGCTCCACCAAAAAAACTTTAATATATGTTAGAAGAATTTGATTTTCCGGAAATAAATCCGGATAGAATTATTAAATCAAATACAATTGATAATCCGATGTCATTTGTTATATTTGATGTTAGTGAAATGAATAAAATTGACTTTAATGAAATATTTGATAACAATCAAGATGAGTTAAGATATTCACTTAATGGAGAAAAAACATTTATAAAATTTAGAGGAAGTCTCCCAAATTGTTTAAATAATGTGACGTCTAAATCGGAAATATTAACAGTAGATGAAATAAATGAAATAATGCATAATTCCGAATGGAATGAACAATTTATAAACTAATTAAGGATGCCAGTAGATATAAACGGAAATCAAATAATTTCATTAAGTGCAAAACTAAACAATTCGACTAAATTTGTTACAAGTGGATTGGTTTGGTATTATGATGCGGGTATCGCGGATTCATATCCTGGTAGTAGCACAACAATAACAGATTTTACAGGAAACGGTAATAATGCAACATTAAGTGATTATTCTTTCGTTACAACATATGGAGGTGCATTTAGCAATTCAAGTACCGGAACAGGTTCACCGGGTATTCAAGTACCCCTAACCAATTTTTCTAAATCAGTCGGTACATGTGAGTTTTGGATGAGGCCTACGTCATGGGATGCCGCTACTGGTATTTTTATAAATCGTTCGGATGATACCGCAAATGCGAGTGATTGGTGGTGGTTAGGACCATACGGCGCTGGTAGTACTTTATATTTTAGATTAGGAAACACCTCAGGTTGTTGTGGTAATGATAATTCAATAGGTAGTTGGTCGTCGACTCACCCTACAAACGTATGGGGTCATTATTGTGTAACGTGGAATTCAGGTGTTGAATCTAAAATTTATTTTAATGGTACATTAAGACAAACAGTTTCAATAACAGCAATACCGAGTTCAAACCCCTCATCAACAGGTAGATGGGGTTTAGGACATGCAAACACAAATTCAAGATGGATTGGACAAATGGCAACTTTTAGACATTATAATAGAGTTTTAACCGCTTCTGAAGTTTTACAGAATTATCAATCAGAAAGTAGAAGATTTGGAAAATAAAATTTATGGCACCATTTAATATAGGAGGAAACACATTCGGTAATTTAACCGCAAAATTAAACAATTCAACATCTATTGTTAAAAGTGGATTAGTTTTATATTTGGATGCCAATATATCAGATTCTTACAATGGTTCTGGAAGTACTTGGTATGATTTGAGTGGTCAGTCAAATCATTTTACGATGCAAGGTAATATTACATGGAGTCCATCAATAGGATTTGGTAATTTTAATGGTAATAGTACGGGTACTGGTAATAAATTTTATTGTAATAATTCATCATTTGGTAAGGCATTTAAAAGTGGTAATGGAGGTAATGGATACACAACAATTGCGTGGGCTAGAGTTACATCTGTCGCCGGTTGGCAAAAATTGATGGGTCATTCTGATAGTGATTCATATATTGACCTTTATGCTATGCCAAATGCATCTGGACACTACCACCAAGAAGACGGGTCAACTGTTTGGGTTAATACATCAACAGTATCAACCGATAGTTACACATTGTACAATGCGGGATGGTTAATGTTAGTAAGTACAAATTTAAACGGAGGCTCAACAACAACACCAACATATACATTTACAATTGGGAACGACCCAAATGGTGCAGGAACACAAACATCATACCCTTGGTTGGGTAATATACATACAGTGATGGTATATAATAGAGTATTATCCGCCCAAGAAATTTTACAAAATTATCAAGCAACTAGACAAAAATTTGAAGTATATTATGATTGTGGATACGGATGTCAACAATATAATTACGACCCGGGTTGTACTCCTTGCTAATATTTAATCTATAACCCATTAAACAAGTATTTATAGTTAAACTATAATTTAATGGAGATATACGGTTCGTTAGAGTTAATTTCGGGTTCATTTGTTGGTGATGCAAGTGGTTTATCAAATATACCAGCAACGGGTGTAACGGGATTAAATCTTTCACAAATAGCAGATGGTAGTGTTACTGCCTCAATATCACAAGGTAACGGTTTTGAAGTTAATACGGATACCACAATTAAAGGTAATTTAACTGTTACAGGTTCAATAATTGCGGAAAGTTATATTGTAAGTTCATCGGTTACATTCATGACCACAAGTTATGCTAGTGGTTCAAGTGCATTTGGTGACACCTTGGCGGACGTACATCAATTTACGGGTTCAGTACAAATATCAGGTTCAATCTATTTAAACAACGAACTTGTTGGAACAGGTAAATTAAATTCAACAGAATTTTATTCATTCACATCATCCCAAGATTCATTTAATAGTTCGATTACCGCATCACAAGCTCAACAATCGAACGACATCAATACATTACAAACAAATCAAACATATTACGCTCAAAAAGCACAATCAAATACATTTACAGCCGACCAAATTGTTACAGGTTCTGTAAAAGTTCAGGGTGATGTTGTAATTAACGGAACATCATATAACGCGGCAACCTCAGGAACAAGTGGAACATCAGGTTCTTCAGGAACTAGTGGTACATCTGGCAGTTCTGGTACAAGTGGTTCATCTGGTTCATCAGGGACTAGCGGAACTTCAGGTTCGTCAGGAAGTAATGGTTCAAGCGGCACTTCAGGAACTAGTGGTTCGTCTGGTAGTTCAGGAACAAGTGGTACTTCAGGTTCATCTGGAAGTTCAGGTACGAGCGGTACATCTGGTAGTTCTGGCACATCAGGTTCTAGTGGTTCATCAGGTTCAAGTGGTTCAAGTGGTACTTCCGGTACATCGGGGTCTTCCGGTTCATCAGGGTCTAGCGGAACATCTGGTAGTTCAGGTTCAAGTGGTACATCAGGTACGAGTGGAACTTCTGGTTCTTCAGGGTCTAGTGGTACTTCAGGTTCTAATGGAAGTAGTGGAACATCAGGTTCATCGGGTAGTTCGGGTACTTCTGGAACATCCGGTTCATCAGGAACTAGTGGAACTTCAGGTTCTTCAGGAACAAGCGGTTCTTCAGGAACAAGCGGTTCTTCAGGTAGTAGTGGAACCTCGGGTTCTAGTGGTTCATCTGGTAGTTCAGGAACTAGTGGGACTTCAGGATCAAACGGTTCATCAGGAACAAGTGGAACATCAGGTTCTTCAGGTTCATCTGGTACAAGTGGAAGTGGAGGTTCTTCCGGAACAAGTGGAACATCAGGTTTTAGTGGTTCATCAGGAACAAGTGGAACGTCTGGTTCGTCAGGTAGTAGTGGAAGTTCCGGTACAAGTGGAAGTTCAGGTTCATCAGGAACTAGTGGTTCTTCAGGTACGTCGGGTTCATCCGGTTCTTCAGGAACTAGTGGTTCATCTGGTTCATCAGGAACCAGTGGAACGTCTGGAACTAGTGGTTCATCCGGTTCTTCAGGAACTAGTGGTTCATCTGGTTCATCAGGAACAAGAGGTACTTCAGGAACTAGTGGAACGTCTGGTTCGTCAGGTAGTAGTGGAAGTTCGGGTACCGTAACAATGACCGGAACCCAAGATAATGGTTTGTTGACATTAAATGGTTCATCACCTAATGTTACAGTAGAATCAAATTTAACATACGACGGAAGTTTATTTAGAGTTAATTCTAATACACATATAACGGGTTCATTAACAATTACTGATAACTTATTGGTAATAGGTTCCTCTTCAATTACATATGCAACTGCATCACAATTAAATGTTCAAAATAATTTCATATCAGTAAATGCATCATCACCTGCAGTTAGATATGGTGGATTAAACGTTTTTGACTCCGGTTCAAATACTACCTCATCTTTCTATTTTGATAGTTTAACAAATGATTGGGCGTATGAATATAGTTCATCAACTGTTGATTATGCAGTTACCATATTTGGACCTGAATATTCAACAAAAGGTTCACCAACATATCCTGCAAACAATAAAATACAAAAAGGTTCGGGTACACATCATATCGCCGATTCAAATATCACAGATACGGGTACTTTAGTTTCAATAAATTCAAATACAGAAGTTACGGGCACGTTAAAAGTAACAGGTGAAATAACATCAACATTCTCAAGCGGTGATGAAGGTGGTCAATTAAATTTGGTTAAGGCACAAACAAACACGACATTAGTTGGTGGGATAAGTTTTGACGTTTTTCAAAATAAAGTTAGATTATTTGAACAAGGAGGAACAAACAGAGGAGGATATTGGGACATTTCAACATTAGCTACAGGGGTTGGTACAAATTTATTAACCGCAGGTTCATCAGGAACAAGTGGCACATCAGGAACAAGTGGAACCTCGGGTTCATCGGGTAGTTCAGGTACGAGTGGAACGTCTGGTTCAAGTGGTTCTTCTGGTACAAGAGGAACATCAGGAACTAGTGGTACATCAGGTACAAGTGGAAGTTCAGGTTCTTCAGGAACTAGTGGTTCCTCAGGTTCTTCAGGAACTAGTGGTTCCTCAGGTTCCTCAGGTTCTTCTGGTACATCCGGTTCATCTGGTTCTTCAGGAACAAGTGGAACATCTGGTACATCCGGTTCATCTGGTTCTTCAGGAACAAGTGGTTCTTCGGGTTCTTCTGGTACATCCGGTTCATCAGGAACAAGTGGTTCGTCCGGTAGTTCAGGAGTTGCGGGAGGAGTTAGATATAACTTCTCAACAACCACAACTGATGCGGACCCAGGTGCGGGTTTAATTGCATATAATAACGTAACAATTGCCTCCGTAACAACAATTTTTATAGATAACGCTGACCAATTAGGTGGCACAAGAACCACATGGTACGACACTTGGGATGATTCAACAACAACTTCATCAAGAGGTATAATTACAATTGTTAGTAGAGACACAGGCACAATAGTAAACCAATTTCAAGTAAATGGTGCGGTTACTGTGGCAACAGGATATTATAAAATACCTGTTTCTTATATATCGGGAACATTACCAACTAACGGAGCACAATTAGTGATTGAGTTTAATAGAACAGGTAATGCGGGTTCTTCAGGAACAAGTGGAACCTCGGGTTCATCGGGTAGTTCAGGTACGAGTGGAAGTTCAGGTTCTTCAGGTACTAGCGGTAGTTCAGGTACTAGTGGTACTTCAGGAAGTAGTGGAAGTTCGGGAACTTCAGGTTCGTCTGGAAGTTCAGGTACGAGCGGTACATCAGGTAGTTCAGGTTCGTCTGGAAGTAGTGGAACATCCGGCTCTAATGGTTCTTCGGGAACAAGTGGAACGTCCGGTTCTAGTGGAAGTAGTGGAACTTCAGGTTCTAATGGTTCATCAGGAACAAGTGGTACTTCGGGTACATCAGGTACTAGTGGCACATCTGGTTCCTCGGGTAGTTCAGGTTCTTCAGGGACTAGTGGTACTTCGGGGATAAATGGTTCACCTGGTTCAAATGGAACATCAGGAAGTAGTGGAACATCAGGAAGTTCAGGTTCATCAGGTACTTCAGGAGCTAATGGGTCTCCAGGTTCTAATGGAACATCTGGTTCTTCTGGTACATCTGGTTCAAGTGGTACGTCATTTGCAAATACATATAATATTAACCAAAATTTAGGAACGTCAAATAGTCCAACATTTTCTAGTTTAACATTAGCAGGTCCGATATATCGTACATCTGCGGCAACGGCATATTTAAACGGAAACTATTCTAGTTCCGAAACAGGAACATCAACAGGTGCGATTTATACAATTGGGGGTTCATATGTTCCAACCGCATCATCATTGAATAATATGTACGGTGTTGGTTATACTAATACAAACGGTTCAACAACGGCAGTTAACATGACAAACGCAAGTGGATGGGGTATGTATGTTGCGGCAAATGGAACACCATATGTTTGGTTAGGGGCGGAAGGTAATGCATCGGTATTCAGAGGAAACATTTTACCACATTCAAATAACTCATATAACTTAGGCTCCGCATCAATGGGTTGGGCTAACGTTTATACCAATGACTTACACTTAAGTAACATGAATAAACCTGAAGGAAATGACATTGATGGAACATCCGGCAACTGGACTATACAAGAAGGTGAAGAAAATCTTTATATTATCAATAATAGAAACGGAAAGAAATTTAAATTCAGATTAGACGAATTAGAGTAATATGGCATATATCGTAAATGGTAACGTTATTAGTTCAAGTGATATCAATAGTACAGGTGTTTTCAAAAGTAAAGTAAACATCGATGGTATGATATGCCATTTAGACGCTGCAGATAAAGATTCATTTCCACCAACAAATGAGTATACTAATATAATATCAGATGCGATTCACATGAATGGATGGGGCTCCTATAGTTATGGTAATGACGGTCAATTTGTAACTGAATTTAATACAGTAGGTTACAAAATGATAAATAGAGGTTCTTGGAATGGAATTTATAAAAGTATATCACTTCCATCAACAGGAACATACACATTTTCGGCGTGGTATCGTTGGTACTTAAGTGGTTCAGGAAATAATGGTGCTACGGTTTATGTGAGTGGATTTGGTCAAGGTGATACTGCAACAGGTATTAGTCAAGCGGCCGACAAGGTTGGTGTTTGGCAAAGAGTCTCACATACAATAAGTGCATCATCCACATCAGGTACATTTTACATCATATCGTATGGTGGAACATCAGGAGGAAGTAACTCAACATGGGAAGTAACTATGCCGATGATACAATCGGGAGGTTCAATGGCGGGAGATTGGATAAATGGAACAAATGGCGATGCAGTAATTGATATGAGTCAAAGTGGAAATAGTGTAATTAAAAATAGTAACACAACTTGGAATTCAAATTATGGTGGTGCGTTTATGTTTAACGGTTCAAATAGTGCTTTAGACTTTAACACATATTTTAGTGAGTTATCGGGTTTAAATCCGTGGACAATTGAAGTTTGGTATAAAAGAATGTCAACAAATACGGGAGTTTTAATTAGTAATTATGGTCCTGGATATGGTAATGGTATATGGATGTTTAGTGGTGGAGTATATATACAAGGAAATGCTTATGAGGCAGATTACGGTGCATCATATAATAATACAGTTTATCAATTGACTTGTAGTAGAGATAAAAATGGTGTCGTAAAAGTTTATAGAAATGCTGTTTTAACAAAAACAACGGTATTAACAGGTTCAGTACCTGCTAACATTAACTGGAGAATTGGCCTTGATGTTAACGGAACATCAGAACCTTTCTATGGTGAGATATATATAGTAAGAATGTATAATAGAGTACTACATCCATTTGAAATTGCTGAAAATTTTCAAGCAACAAGAGGAAGATTTAGTATATAAAAAATAGTTTATGGGAATTATAATTGGTGGAAATACATTATCGGGAAATTTTAGTTCTTCTGGAGATACCCAGAATGCCCCGAGTATTGAAACACGTGGGTTAGTTTTACATTTTGATACATCAAATGCATCATCATTTGATAATACGGGATACTATTATGATTGTGGATACGGATGTCAATATTATTCGTCAAACCCTGGATGTACCAATTGTAATAATAAATTGGTTGATTTAAGTGGATACGGTCATGACGGTGCAATTTATAATATATCAACATCAAATTTAGCATCAGGACCATCGTTTTATTTTAACGGTTCAAATAGTTACGTAAACGTCACACATACAAGTACATTAGCACCAAGTACCGGAGTAATATCAATAGGTGCGTGGTTTTATTCAACGGAAGTTGGTACAATAAACGATAGAATAATCTTTAATAAAGAAAATGAGTTTGAATTATCTGCCGGTGGTGGATATATTTCATATGCATTTAGGCCAAACTGGGCATGGGTGGGAAATACTGCATTTAATATAAATCAATGGTATCATGCAATGGTAACATATGACCAATCATATCAAAGACTATATGTAAATGGTGTGGAAGTATATAATGCGGCATTAACTGGTGCAATTGGTAATGTTTATTCAAATGATTTAAGATTTGGTGCAAGAAATGCACCTGGCACACCAACAAGTCCATTTAAAGGTTATATACCTGTAATGCAAATGTATAATGTCGCATTAACAGCATCGGAAGTTTTAACACTATATAATAACGGAAGACAAAGATTTGCAATATAATGTCAACATATTTTATAAAGAAAAGTTTACTCACAGACCCTAAAACATGGACCACAGGTTCGGGCGGTTCATCGGGTTATGGACAGAATGGTAACACGGGTGAAAACGAAAGAGTTATTGGTACAGACCCATGGGGTAATAGTGCGGTTGTTTGGGAAACAAGAGCTTCAGGTGATGGAGGTGCGGATGGTGGATGGAATTCAGACTCATTTGCAATTGACATTACTAAATTATATAGATTCTCGGTTTGGGTAAAAAGAACATCATCAACAGGTGGAGGGACTTTTTATTTAGGTACTGCAGGTGGTAGCGAATGTCCTAATGCATTAGGAACAAGTAGTCAAATGTGTAATCCATATTGGCACTGTGGAAGTGCTGGTGGACTAACTCAAAACCAATGGTATTTGGTTGTTGGGCACATTTTTCCATATTCATATACGAGTACTATTCCACATCCAGATACGGGATTTTGGACCGTTTCGAATAATTCCATTTATTCTCTAACTAAAGCAATGGGAATTAACCAATGTAATATTAGTGGAGGTGACTTAAAATGGGGTGCTAGTTCAACGAGTACATATCATAGAACATATCATTATTATTGTGGTGATAGTACAACAAGATTACAATTTTTCAATCCAAGAGTCGATATTTGTGATGGAACACAACCAACATTACAAGCACTATTATTGAATCAAAATAATAAATTAGATAGTAGAACAATAACACTCGAAGGTAATTCATTTAAACATCAAAGAGTAATTGCAACTGGAGGTAATTTAATTACTGAAGTTGGTGAGTGGAGAATACATAGATTTACAAGTTCGGGTACATTTACTGTAACCGGTTATAAAGGAGATTCACTTACTGTAGATTATCTTATCGTCGGAGGTGGCGGTGGAGGAGGAATGGATATGGGTGGTGGTGGCGGTGGTGGTGCCGTACTTAATGGAACAATGGTGTTAGGTACAGGTTCATATACAGTAACTGTTGGTGGTGGAGGTGCAGGTGCACCCGCTGCGAGTACTAACGGACAACCAGGTGGACACCAATATACGATTAGAGCAACTGCTGGAGGTAACAGTTCATTTAATGGATTTACCGCAAATGGAGGTGGATATGGTGCAAGTTCTTATTTTGGTTATACGCCCGATTATGGTTATGGAGGTACCGGAGGTAATGGAGGAGGTGCTAGTGGTTATAGTGACGGAAATACAGGTAGAGGAGGTACAGGAAACCAAGGTTATAATGGCGGTGGTTCAGGTGGACAATATTATTCTGGCGGTGGAGGAGGCGCGGGTGCTGTCGGAGTTTCAGGTACCGCAAGACCAAATGGAGGTGCGGGTAAATTAGTTAATATATTAGGTAAACCATTCTATTGGGGTGGTGGCGGTGGTGGTGCTAGTTATTCACTAGGGACAGGTGGTGATGGTGGTCTCGGTGGAGGTGGTGGTGGTGCATTAGGTATCACATCAGGTGGTTCACAGGCATTAACTTGGGGTAATTCCGGTCAAAACGGTGCATGTTGTTCATGGGCAAACGTACCTGGTGGTAATGGAGGAACAAATACCGGAGGTGGCGGTGGAGGTGGTTCACACTACAACGCAAATAACAAAGGTGGTGACGGTGGTTCGGGAATAGTTGTAATAAGATATAAATTTAAATAATATGGCACATTTTGCACAAATAGATGAGAACAATGTAGTTCTACAAGTTTTGGTTGTACCAAACGAAGAAGAACATAGAGGTCAAGATTATCTTTCAGAAGATTTAAATTTAGGTGGTAGATGGATACAAACATCTTATAATGGAAATATTAGAAAAATGTTTGCGGGTGTTGGATATACATATAATGAAACGTTGGATATATTTTTACCCCCAAAACCATTTGAATCTTGGGTATTAAATGAAACATTAGGACAATGGGACCCACCTATTGAAAGACCTGTGGTTGATGAAGATAAGGCAACAATATGGCACGAAGATACACAAACATGGACTATCGAAAATAGACCACTAGCGATAATTGAAAACCCTAATCCATATCCAAATGAGTAATGTAGAAATTTTTAAAGAAGGACAAGTATGGTATGTTAGATTCGAAGAAAATGGTGAAATTAAAACAAGTGAACCATTTATAAATGAGTCTGACGCAATTAGTTTCAGTTTAAATTTGAAATTTATTTAATTTTTCGTATATTATACCTATGAACAATATAGGTGTAGGGATTTTTTGTTTCGGAGAAGATTATTATTTTAAGGGAACAAAAGAAAAAATTATAGAATTAACCAATAGGAATATACCTGTGTATATTCTAACAAACGAAACTGAAAAGTTTAATGACTATTTTGTTAATGTAATTGAATACACTAACGAAATAAAATCATATCATGATAAATTAACCATAGTCAAATACATACATCGATATCATGATATTGCATTATTGTTAGATGCAGATTTACATATTACGGATTATTCTATTTTTGATACCTTAAAAACATATAATTTTAAAAATGGTATTTCATATGTTGATACATTATTGAATCATCCGGCAAAAAAACAATTTGTAAAAGAAATCATTACAGATAATTTAGAGTGGAATTCATACAAAACATATGCTGAAAAATTACACCCAACATTTACTGATATGGAAATGATTTGGGAGTATTTCTTAGTTTTTAATTTAGAAGGATTTAATAGTAAAGAATTTTATCATCACTATGAAAAACTACAAATAGCTAAAGATTTTTCAGATTTAACAATGAATAAACAAGTGTGCGGTGCGGGCGAAGGAATATCAATGTCAATTGCCACTAAATTATCGAATAGTGTAATTCAGAAGGACGAAGAATTGTATGAATTAACAAAAGATAAAATGATAAGTGTAAGTAGAAAATATACAAGACCAGAATTTTGGCCTGATTGGATGAAATGATAGGAAATTACGGATATATTAAACGAAATGTCACAACTGACGAAGACAAACCGATTCCATATCGATGGACACACGGTGCAACCGATATGCATATGGGTGATGGTTTGTTAGTATATTCAATCATTCAACACATGAGAGCTAAAACTTGTGTTTGTATTGGTTCTGGTGGTGGATTCATTCCACGTATCATGACACTTGCCAGACAAGAGTTACATTACCAACAAATATTTGAAGGGAATGACAATCCAAATTGGGGAGACATTGGTGCAACTTATTTAGTTGACCCTTGTAACAATATCGGTGGGCCATCAACTGTTAGTGACGAAGAATCATTTTATAGAAGAGAGTTTGGTCCACGTTTTATTAAAGAAACATCTGAAAATGCATACTATAATTTCTTTGTTCCACAAGATATAAAAATCGATGTACTATTCATAGATGGTGACCATTCATATGAAGGAGTAAAATTAGATTTTGATTTATATTCAACCATTTTGTCAGAAAATGGTATCATTATTATACACGACACAGATAAAGATTATGAAGAAAGTCTTATTGTTTCAGAAGAATCTAAACCTTATCATCATAGGTTTGACGGACCATCAAAACTAATTGAAGAATTACAGGAAAATCCTGAGTGGAACTTGATAAATTTGTTTAATTTTCGTATATTACCTACAAAACCATCATCAAGCGGAATTACGATTATTAACAGAAAAAAATAGTTCAATATGACACAGGAAGAAAAAGACCAAGAGCAATTACTACTTGAACAAAGAAAAGTAAAGGCACTTGAAAAGATTGCAAACTCATTAGACGCTCTTACATTATGGTTCGAAGAAATCGATAAAGGTGAATGGGGGGATAGGGTTCAATATTATTTAGCTGAATGGCATAAAACAACAAAACCAAAAGACCCAACAATAGATGGATAAGAAATTAGGTGTTGTAGTTCCATATAGAAGACGTTATCAACAACTAATAAATTTCAAATCTGCAATCAGAAATTATTTAAATTCAAAAAAAATAAAATTTGAAATTATAATTGTTGACCAAGATGACGCAAAAACATTTAATAGAGGTAAATTATTAAACATTGGGTTTAAATATGCCAAGAAATTAAATTGTGATTACGTTGTATTTCATGATGTGGATATGTTACCTGTTGATGTTGACTATTCATATTCGGATGTTCCCATACATTTAGCAACAAATTTTGAACCTGATGGTGATTTCACAAGAATCATATTTGATGATTATTTCGGAGGTGTAACTATATTCCCAATGAGTGCATTTGAAGAAATAAATGGATATTCTAATGAATATTGGGGTTGGGGATATGAAGATACTGATTTATTACATAGATGTAAAATTAGTGGTATTGAATTAGATAAAAAAGAAATCAAAATGATGGGTGGTAACACTGCGGCATTGAGATTTAATGGAAATGATGCTTATGTTGAATTAAAAAATAATATAAACTTTGTTGAACCTGTTACATTCTTTGTTAATTTTTATCCGGATGATTTAACATTAAATCATGAAAAATATGATGACACCTATTCCGTATTTGGTATACCGGGATTTGATTTAACAGTAAATTATAATTCATATTCGAGATATAATTTTGAAATGTATGATGCAAATGAAAACATTATGTATATCAATTCAAATATTAAAACAAACTATAAAACTTCAATATGTGTAACGATTGACCCTAAACAAAAAACATTTTCAATGTATCAGGACGGTGAGTTGGTTGGAACAAAAATATTTGAAGATAGATTATACAATTATAGAAGGGTTGAAAAATTATTTTTGGGTTGTACAAACCCAAATAATGATGTGGACCCTAAATTTTTTAAAGGGGTTATCACATCATTCGCTGCGTTTAATAAAATATTAACCGAGAATGAAATTAAAGAAATTTCAACGAATCAATATTTTGCATTAACACAACCATTTGGTGATTACCAATCCCAAAACAATTTAAAAATGTATTATGATTGTAAATTTATTAAAGATTACAAATTGATGGATTTGTCAGGTAATGGAAATGACGGTAAAATTGTTAATTGTGAAATTGTTGGATTTACACATGAAGATAGTAAAATAATCGATGTACCATACAGGAGAGACTCAACATTTAGACTGGTGAGGCATGAAGAAAATGGATATGTTAAAAGTGCGTGGAAAGATATCACGACAAGATATAATCAATTAAGATATTACAATGAAGTTGCTAAAGGTTATCGAAACACAAAAGAAGACGGATTAAACAATTGTAAATATCGAGAAATAAGTAATTCAAATTTAAACGGAGAAACACACGTAGTAGTATCAATATGAGTCATAAATTAGGTGTATGTATACCATACAGAAATAGAAAAGAACATGTTGAAAGATTGATACCACATCTTTCTAAACAATTAACTGAACAAGGAATTGAACATACATTTTATGTTGGACATCAGATAGATGACAAATTATTTAACAGAGGTGCAATGAAAAATATCGCAGCTCATGTTGCATTTGAAGATGGTTGTGATTACATTGCTTGGCACGATGTTGATATGTTATCATATAACATTGAAGGTCACATTGGTGGGGATTATTCGTATCCCGAAGAAAACCCAATACATATTGCAACAAAATTATCAAAATATAATTATGGATTAGGTTACGACCAATACTTTGGTGGTGTGGTTCTATTCACAAAAGAACAAGCCTATGAAACCAATGGTTATTCAAATGAATATTGGGATTGGGGTCAGGAAGACGATGACCTTTTTTGGAGATGTTATTATGAGGGAATGACAACTGGTAAAGTTTTTAAAAAATATGAAAATAAGAAGGTTTTAAATTTTACTGGTGAGAACTCATACGTTGCAATTCCAACTAATAGGGAAATAAGTTCTGCGTTAAGAGATGACCATACCATATCAATTTTATTTAATGCAGAACAACAAGAAAATAAAGTACCAATTTGGTTGGTTGGTGATTTAGAAAAAAGATTCATAGAGTATCCACTATTAAGAAAAGACGGGTCATGGACTTGGGGTTTATCATTTAACAATTCAAGAGCGGTGACAATGTTATACCACGATAAGTCAAACCATCCAATTTATAATTGGGCAAAAAGATTTGAACATCTATGGACTTGGGTTACTTTATCATATTCAAAAGAAAAAAGTCAAATCTATTTTTATATAAATGATGAATTGATTTGTCAAATGAATGGAATTAAACAAAATGAACCATTTCCTGTTCACGGTGAATTAAAATCACATGATTCCATTAAACCATTCTTGATTGGATTTTGCAATCATTCAAACACATTTTATAAAGGTAAAATTGCCGAGGTAAAAATGTACAATAGGTTTTTTGAAAACATAAATGATGTATTTGATTCGAATGATACAATTATGACATTTAATGATGAATCAATTTATAATAATGTGTTAACAACTGAAGAAGATATTGAGGTTATTGAAAACATATTACCATATAGAAGAGAAGGTTCGTTTTATTGTTTACCACATGAAGATGAGGGATTTGTTAATGGCAGATGGAAAAAAGGTGAGACTACCGCAAGAAACGAAAGAAGATTTGTTACAGAAATGCAACAAGGAAAAATAAATTATAAAGAAGATGGTTTAAGTCAAATTATGAATGTTTTGGAGATTGATAACATCGATGAATCATTATATTCAAACACCAAATTCATAAATGTAAAAATGACAACAAACAATGCTTAATTTAGTTACAGTTGTAGGAAGAAATACACATATATTACCACATATGTTAAAACACTATGAAAGTATTGTGGATAAAGTATATGTTGGTGTTTATAGACAACACGAAGGAGATGGGATATTAGAAGAAGTAAAAGAGTTAGGAATTGAACCATTTTTAGTTGTAACCGAACCAAAATATAATTGGAACAAGGTGACAGAGATGTATAATGAGATTAAACGTACCAAACCTGACGAATGGTGGATTGTTTCTGACGATGACGAACTTCAAGTATATCCATATGATATAAGGGATATAATCAAAGAATGTGAAGATAATAAATTTACATTTGTTACTGGTGGATTTTTAGATAGATTGGGTGACGGAGGAACATTCCCAATTGTGGAAAGAGATAGTGATATCCACAAGTTATTCCCATATGCGGGATTTTTTAGGTACCCAATGTCAAACGCATGTCCAAATAAAGTAACTTTAATGTTAGGTTCTCAAGACATTACGTCAGGACAACATTATGCCGATTTTGGATACAATAAAAATAGTTGGGGTAGATGGCACAGAAAACGTATGCCAATTGATATTGTATTCACACAAGTACATCATTTCAAATGGGACTCAACGTGTAATGTTAGAATTAAAGAAGTTGCAGATACTCGAATAGAATATAGTTGGTTTTGGGAATACGAAAAATTATATGATAACTTAGCATCAAGTAATTGGGTGGTTGATTTAAAAAATCCTGAGTACATGTTTGAAAAATTGGATAATTTTTCGTATATTGACTTTAATGATTACTCTAAGTGGAATATTCTTAGAGATAAAATAGTACTAATCTAATATGAACAAAAAAACACCAGTAAGTGATACTTTTTGTATTTTACCGTGGAATCATTTAATGATTCAACCAAACGGTAATATACAACCTTGTTGCATGACTCCACATGATATGCCAATTGGTAACACTAAAGAAGATACTTTGGAAGAAGTGTGGAATGGATTTGTTATGAAGAACATTCGTAAAAAAATGTTAAAAGGTGAAAGACCAATGCTTTGTAACAGATGTTATATGATGGAAGATAATGGTGCGGTTAGTCCGAGAGTTAATCTTACTGATAAGTTTAGAAAAGATGTTGATAATTTAGTTAGTCAAACAGACCCCGAAACAGGACACAGTAACACATTCACATTAAAATATTGGGATTTCAGATTTTCAAATATTTGTAATTTCAAATGTAGAATGTGTGGAACATTTGCAAGCAGTAAATGGGTAGACGATGAAATGGCATTACACGGTAAATCATTCAATGGTTTAATGAACTTCAGAAGTGAGTCTAAAGAAGACATCATGAACTATGTTGATAAATTCATTTATGAAGTTGAAGAGATTTATTTTGCTGGAGGTGAACCACTTATCATGGATGAACATTATATCATACTTGAAAAGTTAATCGCAGCAGGTAGAACTGACGTACTATTACGATACAACACCAATTTTAGTCATATCCAATTTAAAAAATGGGATTTACAAAAACTGTGGAAACCATTTATTGATAACCCTAAAGGTAAGGTTCAATTATTCGCCTCATTAGATGCTGTTGGACCTGTTGCAGAATTAGCACGTAACGGTACAAAATGGAATGATGTACATAACAATATTAAAACCGCTTTAAGTAGTGGTGTTGAGGTATTTGTGTCACCAACAGTTAGTATCATTAACGTATTTCATGTTACCGATTTATTTGATACGATTGTTAATTTAGGAATTAAACCAGAATATATCGTATTCAATAATTTTCTAACGGACCCACAATGTTATGACATTAGAATTCTTCCTGAAGATTTGAAAGAAGAGTTGATGAGAAAGTTAGAAAATTATGGTGATAGTTTACCTAATGGACCATATAAAAACGCAATTAACAACGCCATCACAGCTTGGGTTAATTTCTTATATTCCGATTTCAATGTTGATTTATTACAGCTTCAAATTAGTAGAAGAGAATTAGTAAGAGTAACAACAATTTTAGATGTAAGAAGAAATGAAAATTTCTTAGATATTAACCCACAATATAAAGATTGGTTTAAAGAAATTAGAGCGACGATAAAAAACTACGAAACTGAAGAATCGTTCTTTAGAGATAGAAGTTTACCAGAGCAACAAGTTGAAGTACCTAAAACGATTGATGATAAGAAAAACGTATACTAATGTTAAATAAAAAAGATTTTGTTTGTTTACAGCCGTTTGAGTTTACTGAGTTCTTTGACTACAAAACTTATATGTGTTGTCCAAATTGGTTACCCGTAAATTTAGGTGACCCGAATAACATTGCGGACATATGGAATTCACCCTTAGCGAATCAAGTTAGGGAAAGTATGTTAGATGGTAGTTACAAATATTGTATCGAAGCAAGATGTCCTAAATTAACTGGATTGAAAGAAGGTAAGAGTGAGGGATTCATGCCAAAAGAAGAGTTTTTAAAAATAAAAGAACAATACGATTATCCGGTTCCTAAAAGTGTTAAATTTAATTTTGACCAAAGTTGTAATTTACAATGTCCAACTTGTCGAGTGGAGAAAATTAACTATGAGGGAGAACAAAGAGATAGAACCGAATTGATTTTAGAAAACATTGAAACTCACTTGGCGGAGAATCTTGAACATATCGAATGTACCGGTTCTGGCGACCCATTCTTTTCAAGAACGTTTAGAAAATGGATGATGGACTTTGACCCAAGTTTATATCCTAATTTAAAAAGTATTCATTTACACACAAATGGAACACTTTGGAACGAATCTAATTGGACTCGTATGGGTAGAATATCTAAATTTGTTAAGTCTGCGGAAATATCTGTTGATGCAGCAACAAAGGAAACATATGAGAAGGTAAGATTGGGAGGTAAATGGGAAGATATTCAAACGAATTTGAAATACATTGCCAAAATCCCAAGTTTAGAATATCTTACTATGTCATTCGTGGTTCAAGATTCCAATTATAAAGAAATGGAAATGTTCTATAAAATGTCAGAAGAGATATTTGATGAGACACCAATAAATTGGATGGTGTTTTTTAATAGAATTGTAAATTGGGGTACATTTAGTGATTCTGTTTTTAAATTAAAAGATGTGGGTAATCCACAACACCCCGAATATAAGGATATGGTAGAGATTTATAATAGACTACCAAAATCAAATAATATAAGACATAATTTAACAATATTATGATAGAGTGTAAGAACCTTACAAATGGTCTTAGAATTGCAACGGCAGGTACATACTTTGCATGTTGTCACACATTTAATCACCCTTTTAAAGATGAAAATGGGGATTTAATGGTTGCTAGTAAACATACGATAGATGATGCGTTGAATAGTGTCACAAGACAAGAAATGTTAAAAGATTTTGCAAATGATGTTAGACACCCCGCATGTAAAGTATGTTGGGATGCCGAAGATGCTGGATTTGTAAGTAAAAGACAAAGAGATAATGATACCTTTAATGCGTTTCCTGAAAGAGACCAAAACGATTTATTCTTTTTAGAATTGAATTTGGGTAACACTTGTAATCTATCTTGTAGAATTTGTCACATTTCCGCATCGTCCAAATGGAGAAATTTCCATAAAGTTTTGGAACCACATATTACAGAAAAAGAATTGGATGATTATGTTATAAAATATTCAAGAGCATTTACTGATGATAGTTTAGTGTGGAAAGAATTAAGAAGAGTTCTACCAACAGTAAGAACTGTGGACATTTATGGAGGTGAACCCATGTTAATGAAAAAACAATGGGAAATTATTCAAGAATGTGTTGAAAATGGATATGCACAAAGACAACAAATGAGTTTCAATACTAACGGAACAATCATAAACGACAAGTATGTTGAATTGATGAAGAATTTTCAACAAATTCGTATTGGTTTTAGTTTAGACGGTGTTGGAAAAAGATTTGAATTTTTAAGATATTATGCAAATTGGGAAAATGTAAAAGAAAACATTAGAAATTACCAAGAAAAATTAAAAGATTGTGGAACTGAAGTTATTTTTGAAATATGTTCAACAATTTCAATGTTAAATGTGTTATATGTTTTCGATATTGTGGATTTTGCAATTGAATCTAAAATAAAACTTATGATAGCATTTGTTCACAATCCGAGACACTTACACATCGGTTACATGCCTGATGAATATAAACCAAAAATATTGGCAATATTGGAACCAGAGTTGGCAAGAAGAAGAGAAGAGTTACTTAGAGATGCGTCAATTGACGGTAAAGATAGAGAGTTTATAACAAACCTTCTTTATCAAGCAGAAAAGGTAATTAACATGTTGAAATTACCAACTAAAGGTGAAACAAATGATTGGTTAGAATTTAAAAGACAAACAAAAGAATTGGACGAGTTAAGAAATGAACAATTTCATGTAACTTTCCCTGAATTAGCTAAAATATATAACATACCTAAAAGTCTAGTATAATATGTCAGAAAGATTATTAAAATTTAAAGAGGAAAAATTAAACTCAGTAAGCTGTAGTTTCTGTCCCGCAAAATGGTATAACGCAACTATCGATTTAGGTAGTGGTTATAGTCGTTCTTGTTTTTTACCATTACCACACCCGATTGATGTGGATGAAATAAAAACAAACCCATCGGCATTACACAATACATCTCATAAAAAGAAAATGAGAAAGATGATGTTGGAAGGTACACGACCTGCCGAATGTTCATACTGTTGGAAAGTTGAAGATATTGGAAGAAACAATATCTCTGATAGAGTCTACAGAAGTATGGAATACAAACATGAAGATATTGACATATTAAAAGACACACCTTGGGACGCAAATGTAAATTTAAGAACAGTTGAATTATCATTTGATAGAAGTTGTAATTTTGCATGTTCATATTGTAATCCAAGTTATTCAACAACTTGGGGTAGAGATATTGATAAACATGGACCATATCAAAAATTTAAAACATTGACCGCAGGTGCCTACCAACAAAATGGTTCTTGGGCTGACCCTGAAACTAAATTTATTGGTGAGAATCCGTATGTTGAAGCATTTTTAAAATGGTGGCCAGACTTATCTAAAGATTTACAAACGTTAAGAATCACTGGAGGAGAACCTTCAACAAGTCATAACTTTTGGAGATTCTTAGACCAAATTAAAGGACAACCATATCCTAAATTAAATCTATCCATTAACTCTAACTTAGGTGTTAAAGATGAGTTGATAGATAAGTTAATTGAAACCACTAATACGTTAGATATTGAATCATTTGACATTTACACAAGTAATGAATCATATGGTGCACATGCGGAATATTTGAGAGATGGTTTAAAGTATGAAAAATGGAGAAATAATGTAATCAGAATGATTGAGGAGGCTAACATTAGACAAATCGTTATTATGATGACAGTTACTGGTTTATCTTTAATGTCTATCACAGAATTTATGGATGACATGTTAGAATTAAAGAAAAAATACGGACCAAATAAACCAACATTGGATTTGAATTTCTTAAGATGGCCAGGTTTTATGTCACCATTGAATTTACCTGACCACATTAAAATGGAGGCAAAAGAAAAGATTCAAGTTTGGTTAGATAAAAATAGAGATTCTGGTTTACTATTAGAACATGAAATCACTCAAACACAAAGAGTAATTGATTATATTGATGTTGTTGACCAAGGTCACGCAAGAGCTGAGTTTGATAAGGATAAACACTTCCACGACTTCAAAAGTTTCTACGAACAATATGATAAGAGAAGAGGTAAAAACTTTAGAGAAACTTTCCCAATGTTAATTGAATGGTATGATTCAATTCAAGTTGATGAGTATATTCCTGACGTTAAATTATCAGGTGGTGGTATGGAAGGATGGGAAACTGGTGAATATAAACCAGATATTATGAAACGTAACTTAGCAAGACAAAATAATTCACAAAGTCAAAACGATTTAAATGGATAAGAATTTTAATGAAGAAACCTTTTGTGTGGCACCGTGGGTGTCCACACATTTAAGTACATTTGGTAACATAATCCCTTGTTGTCTTTATAAACAAGAAGACCACCAAGTATTTGGACAATTAAAACAAGGTATACCAATTAAGGACGCATATAATTCAGATGTTGCCAAAGAAGTAAGAAGAGCTTTATGGAATGGTGAAAAAATAGATGCGTGCCAAATTTGTTGGTACAGAGAAGAAGTATCCAAAGGTAAGAGTATAACTGACAGTTATCGTTACAATTTGAATAATCATTTTATGAAATATATCGATGACATTGTTGCAAATACGAATGACGATTTTTCATTAAAAGAAGTTAACTTTAAAATGATTGACTTACGTTTTGATAATAAATGTAATTTAAAGTGTCGTATCTGTAATCCAAGTTACTCCTCGTCTTTATATAAAGAATATAAGGAATTGGGTTTCACCAATTTTAAAGATTTGGGACAACCATATAGTCAGTCAATTGATAGTGATGACTACGAATTTATCCTAAGTCAATTACATAATGTAGATGTTTTATTCTTTGCTGGTGGTGAACCATTAACACAAGATAAACACTACGAAATTTTACAATATTGTATCGATAAGGGTTACGCCAAAAACATTTCAATTTGGATTACCACTAATTTAACAAAGATTCAATATAAAAACTATAATCTTGTTGAAATGTGGAAACACTTTAAACGTATTGAGGTTACTGCAAGTATTGATGGATATGGCGCAAGAGGTGAATATCTAAGAAATGGTTCAAAATGGTCACAAGTTGTACAAAATAGAATTGATATTCTAAGAGAATTACCTGATATCTATTTTGCTATTGTCCCCACCATCAATATCATGAATAGTTACACCATTATTGATTTATACAAAGAGTTTGTTACTGCGGGTTATATTAAAACGGGACATATGCATGTTAATCTATTAACACATCCGGCACATATGCAGATTCGTAATTTACCTGAAAATCATAAGGTTATCTTAAGAGAAAAATACGCAAAAATTATGGATTGGATTAGAGAAACTTATCCATATGATAATGAGGCACAAAAAGATATCGAACAGTTTGAGTTTATACTTGGATTACTTAACCAAGACCGTTCTGAGGAGGAATTTCAACACTTCCTTAAAATGACCGATGTTGTTGACACATATAGAGGTGATGACTTCTTTGGAGTGTTTACAGAATTCCAAGACTTCAATCCAAAACAAGAAACTAAACCTGTTGTAAATTTAATATAGTGAAAATAAATCCTGAAACATTTTGTTATTTACCCTTTGGGTCGATTTATGTGTTTCCAGATGGTACATTACATCCATGTTGTATCGCATATCCATTTAAAGAAAATATAAACTTTAAAGATTTCAATACTGTGGATGAGGTAATCAATAGTGAACCATATAAAAGGATTAGAAAAGAAATGTTGGATGGAAAACAACCAACAGAATGTGCCGAATGTTTTATCTATAAAAATGTTCATCGTACCAACATCAATCAGGAGTTTCATCAACAGATACAGGAACCCGATTTAGTTAATGACGATTATAGTGTAAACAAAATTGTTTATACGGATTTAAGACTTTCAAATCATTGTAATTTTAGATGTAGAATGTGTTATCATGGTTCTTCATCGAGTTGGTATGATTATTGGGGTTATATTCTGGATAAACCTGAATATCAAAACGAAAATCCAAGAATTATAACTGCGGGGGAGAATGGTATTAGTAAATTTTCAGACGAGAATATTAACACAATTCGTAAAATTTATCTTGCAGGTGGAGAACCTTTCATAACACCATCCACATTTGAATTATTAGATAAATTTACAGATGAACAAGCTAGTAAAGTAACGGTTTTGATAAACACAAATTTATCGACTCTAACATATAAAGGAATTAACATATTAGATAAGTTAAAGAAATTTAAATTCATTAACATATCTTGTTCATGTGACGGTTATGGTAAAATAGGTGAGTATCAAAGACCTGGATTTAATTCAGATAGATTCTTTAAAAATTTAAGAACATTAGTGGATTTTAAAAATCAACACCCGAACTTTATTATTCAAATAGATTATACAATATCAACAATCAATATGTATCATTCGTTTGATTTTATTGAATATGTTGGTAGTCAATACCTACACCCAAATAACATAAGATTTCATACAGTAACCCAACCGTTTTATTTTGCACCGGGTGCTTTAAGTGAAGAGACTAAAAAAGGTTTAGTTGAGTTTTATCAGAATGGGCTGAATAATTTAAAATACGATAATATCCACCTATTAACTCGACTTTTAAATGATTTTATTAACTATTTGAAGGTGACAAATGACGAGGAAGTTTACAATCATTTAATGTCCAAGAAACAATATATGAACATTTCTTTAGAGGAAACTTTAAAGAGATTTGATGAAATAAATAACACCGACTACAGAGAAGTATGTCCATGGTTGGAGGAGAGTTTTAAATGATTTTTAGGATAATTATAACTAATGGGGTATGTAATTGGAATATCAGCTTATTATCATGATTCATCGGCTTGTTTATTTAGAAATGGACAACTTATTTTTGCGTGTGAGGAAGAAAAGTTTACAGGAATAAAACACGACAGCTCATTTCCCGTTAATACATTAGACTACATCTTTAAGAAATTTAAAATAACTAAAAAAGATGTTGAAATGATTTGTTATTATGAAGACCCAAAGTTAAAACTAAAGAGAGTTCTTAATAACATCAAACCACAATTATTTAAAAATCCATTATATTCATTAAAATCGTTAATAAAGATAAAGAAGAATACTTGGGATTTAAAAAAGAAATTGTCACAATATGGGGATAATATCTTTTATTCTGAACATCATCTATCACACCAATATTATTCATTTTATACATCTAATTTCGATAGTTCAATAGTACTATCGGTTGATGGTGTCGGGGAAGAAGATACATTGTCTATGGGGTTAGCAGACAAATTTGGAATTAACTATATCCCAATGGCAACCTACCCACACTCTGTTGGTTTATTTTATTCTGCAATGACGTCATTTTTAGGATTTAAACCAAATGAAGGTGAATATAAAGTGATGGGATTGGCACCATACGGTAATCCAAATGTTTATAAGGATAAAATAGAACAGTTAATTTCATTTAAAAATAGTAAGTTAGAATGTAATATGAATGTGTTCAGTTGGGATAAATCAACCAACGAAATGTTTAATTATAAATTATCCGAACTATTAGACATGGACCCCAGATTACCCGATGAGTCGATAGAACCATATCATATGGATTTAGCTGCGGGGATTCAAAAAGTATACGAAGAGATTTTCTTTAAAATAATAAAAGCAATATCAATCATAAACGATAATGGTAATCTTTGTTTAGGTGGTGGTTGTGCATATAACGGAACCTTAAATGGTAAAATAGTAAAAAATTCACACTTTAACAATCTATGGATTCCACCCGCACCTTCAGATGCCGGTTCTTGTGTTGGTGCTTGTTTACATTATTTGGTTAAGAATAAATTATTAAAAGATAGAATTACTAAAAACCCATTTATGGGTCCAGAGTTTTTCTATAACGACATTTTAACTGCAATAAAGAATAGGAAATACTTAAAATTCAAAACAGAAGAAACTTTATTTAGGAATGTTGCAAAACTTTTAAAAGACGGTAAGGTTGTGGGATGTTTTCACGGTCACATCGAATTTGGTGCAAGGGCGTTAGGTAATCGTAGTATTCTTGCTGACCCCACAAGACCTGAAATGAAAGACAAAATCAACAAAGTCATCAAAAAAAGAGAAAACTTTAGACCTTTTGGACCGATGGTGACAAAAGAATCACAACACATATATTTTCACGTTACTGATGATGTGCCATATATGAATCAAGTGGTTCAAGTTAAGTCTGAATATAAAGATAAACTACCCGCAATTACACATATTGACGGAAGTGCCAGAATACAAACTGTTTATAAGAACACTTTCGTACATTCAATATTGAAAGAATTCGAAAGACAAACAGGTTATCCTATATTGTTAAACACATCTATGAACGTTAAAGATAAGACCATGGTTTTAACACCAAAAGATGCTGTCGATATGTTTTATGAAACAGAAATGGACTTCCTTTTAATAGGTAATTACTTATTATACAAATAGTTATGAAAAGATTGATACAATGGATTCTCAACCTAATTGAAGAGAGGAAAAGAAAAAAAAGATTTAAGAAAAAATTAGAAGAACTTAAAAAAAGAGACCCTTTCATTTATAATCATTAAAATTTGGACTTTTCGAATTTTTTTATTATATTATAATATGATATATTGGTTAACCGGTCAACCCGGAGCAGGTAAAACTACCTTAGCAACATGGATAATGGCATCGTTCCCATCTAAAAGTGTACACATCGATGGTGATGATTTGAGAGATTGTTTCCAAGACAAAGACTTTAGTAGGGAGGGTAGGATAAAAAATGTTGAAAGGGCACAAAACATTGCTCAATTTCTACACCATAAAGGGAATACCGTGGTTGTTTCTTTTGTGTCACCATACAAAGAACAAAGAGAAGAATTCAAACAAAAAATGGGTGAAAACCTAACTGAAATTTATGTACATACAACCGAGGAAAGAGGTAAGGAGAAATTTCACGTCGTAGATTATGAACCACCAATAGAAAACTTCATAGACTGTGACACAACAAAAAGTACAGAATATAATACATTCCTAAATCTAAGAAGAAAATTAAATATATGAGTAAAAAGTATGCATTGTTCATCGGAAGATGGCAGACATGGCACGAAGGACACAGATGGTTAATTGACCAACAATTAAACAAAGGTAAAAACGTTTGGATAGCTATTAGAGATGTGGAGGTTGACGAAAACAATCCCAAAACATCAAAAGAGGTTTTTGATAATTTAAAAGTAGAATTGAGTGATTTATTACAAACGGGTAAATTGTTCATTTCAGTAATTCCCGACATTGAATCAGTAAACTACGGTCGAGGTGTGGGTTATGAAGTTATCTATCACGAACCACCACCCGAAATTGCAGTAATAAGTGGAACAAACATTAGAAATGGTTCACTATAAACGACATTTAGCTAAAACCATTAGCTACAGAATAATTGGTACGATAACTACCGTCATATTGGCAACATGTGCCGGTTTACCAATTAAATGGGCGGGTTTAGTTGGATTGGGTGAGTTAATAATTAAACCCATTATCTATTTTTTACATGAAAGAGTGTGGTATAAATGGATAAAATACGGAATAAAAAGGGACTAAGAATTGATTCTTCCTCAGGATTTCGTATACTTATAATGTTAAATTTAAATGGGATAATAAGTATTTATAGTTAGTAAAATATTTTATATATATGAAAGGAACTTTTTTTTCGGCGGATTTCGTAACAGACAAGGACGACAATCTACGTCTAATTGAAATTAACACCGATACTGGTATATTGGAGTCACAAAAGTGGGTTTTTGATTGGACCGACTTTATTAGTGTGTTAAGTGCAAATAATATTACGGAGGTGGAAGTGGTGTACAAATATGACATCCAAAAAGATATCATTTCAAGTTTATCAGAGGCATTAACGGCAAATGCACCGTTTATCACCTCTTTTACCGAACACATAGTTGCCGCAGATTCCATATTTCCAACATCACCAACAGATTCGACAAACAAGTTTATCATTAGATTTGCTTATGATGAGTCGGCTATTTTGGACTCCGAATATGCTAAAGGAACATTAAACCTATTAAAACTATTTGCCGATGCTGGTGATAGTGGTTCTATTACAAATTTCTACCACTCATCATCATATTACGGTAGTTACAATACTTTAGATACTAACCAATTTAACGGTAGTAATTTACCCGATATTGTTACAAAAACAGTGTTGGAAGCGCACCAACCGCATAAGTTCTATAAAATAGGTAATTCAGATTCGGGTTCTTTAGTGAGATATGAAAGTTTCATTGACAGAATTGCAACATCTGACAATATTTTACAACAATACCACATCCCACAATCACAAATTACAAAAGGAACTGTAAGTTCTATCCGTAGTTTCCAAATTGTATATGGGTCTAATTTAGATGTATGTTATGTTGCACAATATGAAATTGATTCAGTATTAGACTTACCAACATCAATTACATATGACGATAGTCGTATTGATAATTTAATCGAAAGTAAACATTATTACGAATACGCGACCAATACAATTAAAAACACAAACCACGGACTTTTAGAAAATGAAACCATTTTAGATGTTGATGGAAATGAGGTTCAAGTTAAAGATGTTGTTTTAGGTAACACATACAAATCGTATTATGTTGCGGGTTCACCTAATACCGATGATTATGATGTGTTGAGACAATGGTATGTTACAGGTTCAACATTACCTGAAGGTTCTTATTTAACTTCATCTGTATTGGTAGGTAAATTCGAAGCAACAACATTTGCAAATGACATGACAGAAATTGTATTCCAAGACGGTTCTGATATTGTGATTGGTGGTGAAGCAAGAATGTTGGTTTACAATCAATTAGAAGATAAAATCCAATACGTTAGAGTATCTGAATTAAACAGTAATTACTCAGTAATTGGTCAAACGGGATTAAATCCAATAAGTCAAATAAATTTAAATATTTACGACGAAGAACAACCAATATACAACATGAACATGGAAGATGTCGATAACTTTATTTTAAGTAACGGTAACTTATTAACATTCTATATTACTCACAACTTAGGTATTTCAGGTAGTTGCTTTAAGGCAGGTACCAAAGTAAGAATGGCTGATGGTACAGAGAAGAACATTGAGGATGTACAAATTGGTGACCAAGTAATGTCATATAATGAAACAACAAACGAAATTGAACCTAAAGAGGTAATCGATTTAAAACAACCAATTCATAATGATTTGGTAAAATATACATTCGATAAAGTACTCATTAAGGCAACTGAACCTAGAGAGGAAGATGTTATGTTAACATTAACATGTACACAAGACCATCCGATATATGTAAATGGTTTAAATTTGGCATCATATCACCCAGGATTAACAATTCAAAGATATAATTTAGGTAGAGATATTAAAGCACTTGAAAGTGACGATGTGGTTAATTTATATGATGGTACAACATCAGTATTGAATAAATTACAAAGATTACCTGAAGTTGACACTCAAACTTACATCATAACCGTAGCAGATAATCACAATTTCTACGCAAATAACATATTAGTACACAACAAATAATATACCATGGCATCAAAGACAATTTACAAAAAAATTACTTTAGTCCAATCACAAACAAGAACACTTACTTTGTTAACGGATGCAACTAAAAAACAAAAAGTAAACACAGTTGTAAGTAATTTTATTCAATATTTGAAGAACGCACACTCTTAATAGAATGTTATGAAAAATATTTGGGTGTTTGGTGATAGCTTCACCGACAAACGTATTCTTTCCAATAATAACACATATACAGATTGGAAAGGATACGTACCAAAAACTTATCACGAAATATTAGGTGAACAATTAGGATTACCTGTTAAAAATTTTGCTGAGAGTTACGGAATGGATAATTACACAATATTTCAAACCTTGTGTAACAATATAAACGAAATCAATCAAGATATTATAGTTATCAATTGGAGTGAACCTGTTAGGTTTAGACTGGTTGATACTGCAACACAAAAATGGAGAACGGCATTACCCGTTAAAAGTTCAAGGGTTGCGAGAGGATTACCTTATGTAAACGGAGTAAAAGACGAAACTATTTTAGATGTTTTCACCAATAGAGAAAATCAATTATGGTTAACAGAAATTGATAGTTGGATAAAACTTATTAACAGAGCATTATCAGATTCAATAGTTATTCATTGGACTTGGCACAACAACACACAATATCAATCAATAACCGAAGAAACAAATGGTGAGGTTGTTGATTTTCACTATTCTGAGAAAGGTCATTTAGATTTGGCAAATTGGATATTAGAACAAATAAAGGTGGGTACAAATAAAAGTCCTTACAATCAAAATTCAATACTATGATAAATTACGAAGGTATTGTTTTCACTAAAGATGAATGTGAAGATATAAAAAACAAGGCGGACGAATGGATGGAGGCCAAACTATTAGTAAAAAGAGGTTTAGGTGAAGTTGAGGATATTGTCATCCAAAACAAAAGATATAACAAAGCGTCATATTTTAAATTAAAAAATGATTCACCATATTATCAAAAATTAAACAATTCAATCAATAGTTTCGGTTATGAACTTATTGCAAATGAGTTAGATGCGGGAATATTAAAGTACGAAAAGGGTAATTTCATTTTTCTCCATAATGATTTACCAATTGAAGGGGAAAAGAGATTTTTCTGTATCGTCACACAATTAAGTGACGATAGTGATTATGTTGGTGGTGATTTTAGATACCTAATTGATAATCAACCACACACAATGATTAGAACCATCGGTAATGCGATTATGTTTAAACCAGAAGTCCTACACGAGGTAACAATGGTAGAAGGTGGAACTAGGTTTTCATTGGTAATATGGGTTAATTATGAACAGGTAAAATCTTTAACTAAACCTTCCCTTATCTAATGCCAAATCTTTTTGTTTATGGTTGTAGTAATAGTGAATCTTTTAACACTAAAGCTCATTGGGCAATAAATTATGTTAAATGGAAAGGATACATACCAAAAACTTATGGTGAATTGATAAGTGATAAATTAAATCTTAATTTAATAAATTACTCCAAATCAGGGACAAACAATCAATTTATTTTTCAAAAAATATGTGAGACTTTTAAAAAAATAAAAGAAGATGATGTTGTTATTGTTCAATGGACAAACGTTATTCGTTTTAGGCTTGTAAACGACAAAAACGAATGGGTTGAATTTTATTACGGTAATGATGATTATTTAAAAAAACTCAATCAATTTGAAAACATATCTAAACAAACGATAACTGAAATTTTTGTAAATAGAATGAACCCAAAATATTTAGAAGAAATCAAAACTTGGGAGTTAATTATAAAACAAGTTTTAAATAAAAACAAATTACTATTTTGGTCACCATTTGAGGAATTCAACAGTTATCATTTATTGGAAAGAATTGAAACCGAAACCAATGGAGAAATTCACGATATACACATAAGTGAAAATGGACATAAAGATTTAAGTGAGTTACTTTTAAAAGATTTAAATACTAATAAAATAAATTTTATATGAGTGTTGGGGTTTGTTCAATTGCATACGGTAAAGAACACGTTAATGAATGTAAAAATTTGATAAGTAAAATCAATACAGAATTTTACGTATTAACGGATGATGAAACATTTGTAACGGATAACTCAATTGTGGATAAAACTACGTTTAATTTTAACAAAAAAAGAATTCCAATACTTGAGGCATTTAAAAAACACGACACGGTAATATGTTTTGACACAGATATTGATTTAAAAACAAATATTGACCACAACCAATTCGAAAACATTGAAGATGGATTATATGTAAAGTGGTTTGGTGGTTTACAATTCATCAGAGGATATAAAATATCTATAAATCAAATATTAAAAAGCTCAACACCGTTTGATGATTTAAATCAATATGGAACGGCGTTAACAGAATGTGGTGCTAACGAATCTAACATCGGTTTTTTTGATGAATATGTCTTTGTTTTAAAAATTAGAGATGAAAATAAAAGAAAAGAATTCATATCTAATTGGGAATCAATAAACAACAGAACCATAAATAGACAACCTAAAGATAGACATGGTAAAAATTTAAATGGTGCGGTTGAAAGTCTCATTATATCATTAGCTTGTAATTTAACTGGAATTTCGTTATATTTTACTGAGTTACAACCGTTTTTTAATGCAATCGTACATTATGATTCGGTTCAACCACCATCTAAAACGATACTATGAAATTAGTTTGGACATATAATATTTTAGCCAAAGTTGGCAATAAAACCGAGGAGAGAAAAAGAATACTAATCAATTATTACATATTGTCCATCCAATCGGCAAAACGATTGGGATATTATTGTGTAATTTATACCGATTCATTTTCTGCAAAATACTTTGAAAAAATTGTTGACGAAATACACATTTACGACCACTACGAAAATTCAATACAATGGGATTGTTATAAGATAAAAGCGTGTGAAGAAAGAGACGATGATTTTGTTTTAATTGATGGGGACGTAATTCTACATTCCAAACTACCACCTATGAATGATGATGTGATGTTTGACACATATGAGGTTGCAAATTGGAAAGATGAGTATGAACCTGTAATAAATCAATTTACAAAATTAGATATTGACAAAATAATTGATGTTTGGTGTGATAAAAGAAAACCCGTATTCTCATGTGGGATTCTTTATTTTAAAAATGATTCAGATAGAAAGTTTTACGTCGACCAATGGAAAAAATACAACAATTTCTTAAATGAAATTATAAAAACAAATGAGGTTGATGTGGATGTTGCAACAATGGTGGGAGGACAATATTTGGTAACCTTGTGTGCAAATCATTTGAACTTAAGTAGAAGTTATTTAACCCCACATTTAGGTGCAACTGGTAATTCATATAAACATCACTGCGGAGCATTAAAATACAATAACCCAATTGTCCCAAGGGATTACATAATAAGTGTTGAAAATAAAATTTTAATTTAATGAAGTTAGATTTAAGAAAACATTATATATGTAAAGTTCCCTTTGAATATATGGAGGTCCATCATATGGGGGTTTATAGTTGTTGTCCCGCATGGTTACCAACAAAACTTAGTGATATTAAAGATGTGTCAACAGTATGGGAGAGTGATACTTTAAAAGAGGTACAGGAATCCATATTAGACGGGTCATATTCACATTGTGTCGAAGAACTTTGCCCAGTATTATCTGAGTTAGTAAATCAAGGTACGGTAGATAGAGGGTTTTTTATTACTAAAGAAGAGTTTTCAAAAAACGATTATAGTAATCCAAAGATAATAAACTATTCATTTGATAGGAGTTGTAATCTTTCGTGTCCAAGTTGTAGGAAGGAATCAATAATGGCAAATTCGGAAGAAATTAGCGAGATTGATGTAACAATAAAAGAAATTGAATCCACATATGGTGAGAAACTAAAGGGACTATATCTATCTGGTACTGCAGACCCATTTGCTTCGAAATCATTTCGTAAATTATTAACTCAATTTGATAGAACAAAATACCCAAATGTAAATGACATCCATTTACACACTAACGCTATTTTATTAAATCAAGATATGTGGAATAAAATGAGTAAAATACATTCAATGATAAGAATCATTGAAATTAGTATTGATGCCGCAACAAAAGACACATATGAGATTGTTAGAAGGGGAGGTAATTGGGATACTCTTATAGAAAACCTTAAATTCATATCAACCTTACCAATAGGTGAGAAAAGAATATCTATGATTGTACAGGACACTAACTTTATGGAAATGGAAGAATTCTATAATTTGATGTCTGAAATATTCAAAAATAAAGCAAGAATTTATTTTAAAAGAATTGATAATTGGGGAACATTCACAGAAGAAGAATTTAAAGAAAAGGAAGTATTCAAAGAGGACCACCCAATGTTTAATTTATTTTTATTACAACTACTAAAAATTGACAAGAAACATAATTCTTTTCATAATATGCATGACATTGTTTTAAAACATTTAAAAAAAGAAAAAAACATCATATAATGGAAAAAATTGTTTTAAGTAAAAAATATTCAATATATAAGATAAAATTCAATACCCCGTTAATGAAGGGGTATGTTGAAAGAGCATATCAAGTAATTGAATTAAAAAAAACACATAAAACTGATAGAAACCATTTTTTCTATATCCCATTTAATTGTACCGAATTAGAATTATTAAATAATATAGTTATTCAATCATGTGAGAAGATAGAAAATAAGAGAAGTAGAGAACATGCGATTCAAAATTGGGTGTATATAGTTAACAATAATTCAGAGGTTGAATTATATCATACACATATAGATTTAATTGACGGAGATTCAAGAATAAAAACCGATTGGACATTTTGTTTCTATATACAAGTACCTGATAGTGATGGTAAAATTTCATTTAAAACGGAAGACAACATAGAACATGAATTTTTACCGGAGGAAGGAGACATATATATTTTTCCACCAGATTTATTACATACACCAAGAACGATACATAATTTCAGCAAGGATAGAATTTTAATTGCTGGCAACATAAGTCTAAATCCACTTAAAAAAATAAATGATAAAAACATTTTCTAATTTATTGGATGATAATGAAATGGAATACATTTTAACTAAATGTAAATCATTTGTTAAAAACAACAAAACAATCCCTGATGGTTTAAATTGGTTTTATAATAGTATGCATCTATATGACGATACTAATTTAGATGAATTTAAAATGAAGATGTTAGACGTTGTTGGAATAGATTACCACATTCAACATAATGGAATTTTTATAAATAAAATTACCGAAAAAACAAACCAAAATGATTCATATCATAGAGATGAGAGTGATTTAACCATCGTTACTTATATAAATGATGATTATATTGGTGGAGAATTTGAATATGTCATAAATAATGAAATTAAAATATTAAAACCACAACCAAACTTATCTGTCATGATGGATAAGAAAATATTACATAGGGTTTTACCTGTTATTGAGGGTGAAAGATATAGTTTAATAACTTGGTTTAGATTGGTAAATAAGAACATTATATGAAACCAGATTTAAAAAATTATATATGTTTAAATCCATTTAAAATATTGGAAATGCATGAGTATTTCCATGCTTTGTGTGTTCCTGAATGGTTATTAAAATACATACCGGTAGATACTAAGGTTGAGGATATTTGGAATTCGGATATTGCAAAACAAATCAGAGAATCCGTAACCGATGGCTCTTATAAATTCTGCGACACCGAACAATGTCCATATTTGAGTCACCTACTTAGATACAATGAAGTAGATGATAAAGGTCCAATCATACATAAATCAAAGTTACCTGAGAATTTCTTTTCAGAAAAAAGTCCTAGTAGGATTGATTTCGATTTTGATAGAACTTGCAATTACAAATGTCCATCATGTAGAAAATCTGTTTATACTGCAGATAAAGAAAAAATCGAAGAGGTTAAAAATACGATTAGTGATATTGAAAATGTGTTTGGTAATGATGTTGAAGAATTATATTTAAGTGCTAGTGGAGACCCCTTTGCATCGGTTTCATATAGAAACTTTCTACGAAATTTTGACCCACTAAAATTCCCTAAATTAAAAAATATCCATTTCCACACCAACGCATCTAATTGGTCCAAAGAAATGTGGGAAACGATGCCAAATGTCCACAATTATGTTGGTTCCTGTGAAATTAGTATTGATGCTGCAACAAAAGAAACATATGAAACCAAAGTTAGATTAAACGGTAAGTGGGATAGGTTAATTGAAAATTTAAAATTCATAAGTACAATAAAATCTTTAAAATTGGTAAAGTTATCCTTTGTAACCCAACAAAAGAACTATAAAGAAATGAGAATGTTTGTTGACATAATGAAAGATATATTCGGTAAAAAACTTTTGGTGTTGTTTGTAAAGATAAATAATTGGGGGACATTCACAGAGGAAGAATTTTTAAAAGAAAAAATATGGGACCCGAATCATCCAGAACATTCTGAATTTATAAAAGAAGTGATTAAAATACACGGAGACCCTCAAGTATATCATAATTTCCACGAGTTTATTGTTGCAAATAAAAACCTCATATAGTTGTTAATTTGAAGTATTTTTCATATATTTTACATAATGAAAATACTTGCACACACATCATTTATTGGGACCACGGGATATGCTAACCATGCAAGGTCTTTTTTTACTGCATTGAACAAATACCATACGGTAAAAGTTAGAAATTTAACAATTGGTAGTGGATGGAAAGGGTATAGACTAAATGCTCATGACGACGAACCATACATTACCGAAGAAATGAAAAACATGTTATATCAACAAACGTTGATTAACACCGATAATACAACCACCGATTTTCCATTATACAATTATGACGGTAATTATGTACCTGATATTCATATTGTGTTGGTTGAAATGGACAATGAATATTTCTACGAAAATTACGAGGGTTATAAGATAGCATATAACGTATGGGAATCAACTCGTTATCCCGATAAATTCTTCCAAAGATTACATTATTTCGATGAAGTGTGGGTACCTACTCAATGGCAATATGATTCTTTAATTGAACAAGGATATCCTAAAGAAAAAATAAGTATTGTTCCTGAAGGTGTTGATGTTGAAACATTTAAACCAATTGAAAAATTCCCAAAGAAAGATAAATTTAGATTTTTATTATTTGGTAGATGGGATTATAGAAAATCAACAACGGAAATTATACGAACATTTGGTGAAACATTCAAAGATTATGACGATGTTGAGTTGATAGCCTCTGTTGAAAATCCATATGCATCAGACGGAATGAACTCAACAGAAGAAAGAGTAAATAAACACAAACTACTTTATAAAAACGTCAAATATATTGAATTTCCAAGTAGGGAAGAATATGTGAAATATCTACAAGAAGGTGATGTGTTTGTGTCATGTGCCAGAAGTGAGGGTTGGAATTTGCCTTTAATTGAGGCCATGGCTTGTGGAACACCATCAATTTATTCCGAATATGGTGGTCAATTACAATTTGCACAAAATAAAGGTATTGCGGTATCAATATCCCATATGAGACAAGCAAATATTGGGGATAGAGATGTTGTTGGTGAATATTGTGAACCAAATTTCCAAGACTTAGCATCTAAAATGATGGAGTCCTACAATTACTATACTGCAATTTTAATAAAGTCGAGAGAAGAGTCAAAAGAAATACATAAAAATTTTAATTGGGATACAATTGCACAAAATGCATCTAAAATATTAGAATCAAGAATTAAATCATTTGCATTTGTTACAACGGGAAACATTGGTTACATGCCGGTGATTGAAAAGTTAGTACAATCGTTATTAGAGTTTTCAAATCAAAAGATAATTGTTTACGGAGTTGATTGCGATGTACCATTTGATTATCCAAATGTAATCAAAAGAAAAATAACACCACCAAAAATTTCAGAACACGATAAATGGTATTGGAAACAATATGCATGTATTGAATCTCTAAATGAAGGATTTGATTATTACATATGGATTGATGGGGATGTTGTTGTAAATTATAACATCGATGATGTAAAAAAATATTTTAATCAAGTAGGAAGATATCCGTTATCCGATATACATGTCCAAGAAGAATTTTTTGGAATCTATGATGACGACAAGTCACAATTATTTAATGAAGAGTTGGCAAAAAAATGGAAGGTTGATAAAAAACAACCATACATGCACATCTGTTTCTACATTTACAATGATGGTTCAAAATCATTTTTTTATCAGATATTAACTGAATATAGAACTTTGATGAAAGAAAATCCTGAAGAATATGGAAAATATTTTTTATGGAATGATGAAGGTATTGATAACGGATTGAGATGGACTCTTGATTATACAAATCATTTACCACTTTCAAATTTCGACACGTCTGGTTATGATGGAGATTTAGGTAACACAAATGAAACCCTACACCATTTCTATAAGTTTTGGAATGAAGATGGTCCACAAAATTTTGATAGAATATTTGGATACCAATCTATTCCTCAGGATAAATCAAACATAATATATTTTCACGGTAACAAAAACGCGGACATATCAGATAAGATGATTGAATTTATTAAAATGAAAAGAGATAATTCATTTTATAAATCAAAATGTTTTTATACTGGCGTTTATAAATTAGATAACTTTGAATCATTAACTGAATATGAGGGTTCGACAATGGAAGTGGCGGAAAAATTTGGGTGGGCTCCAGCCATATTTCATGAAATCTACAATTTAAGAGATTATTATAAAAATAGAGAAAGAACAATAAACGAAGGTGATGTGGTTGTTGATTTGGGGGGTAACATTGGAGTCTTTAATAGATGGGCATATAGTCAAGGTGCAAGTAGAGTTATATCCTTTGAACCTGATAGACGTTATTTCAAATTACTTTCATTAAATGCTGACCCACGTTCTGTTTTGTTTAACGCGGCGGCATCAAACGAAATGGGTGAGATGACATTACATGAAAGCACACATTTGGGAGGTTCTAATTTATTTTATACACAAGAAGGTGCTAAAAAATATAAAGTTCAAACATATACGTTAAATTATCTTTTTGAGACTGGATTAGTTGATAAAATTGATTTTCTTAAAGTTGATATTGAAGGTGCGGAGATTCATGCATTGAATGGAATTAGTAACGAGAATTTAATGAAAGTTAAAACCATCTCTATGGAATATCACCATAGTCATTTTAATTATGATGAAATTTTAAGACAGGATTTAATTGATAGGATGAATAAACTCGGATTTAATTCTTACCTAATGTTTATGGGTGGGAATGATAATCTACAAATGATATACTTTACAAGATGAGTAATTTAGACAGAATTGCAAAACAACACGGAACAGATAAGAGTTCTGAAATACACAACTATTGTGTTAAATATGAAAAATATCTACCATTTAATAGATATGATGAATTAAACATATTAGAAATTGGGGTTTTAAATGGAAAATCATTAAAAACGTGGAAAGATTATTTCTATCGTTCGAAGATTTTAGGTATTGATATTAACCCCGATTGTAAACAATACGAAGAAGAAAACATAAGGGTTGAAATAGGTTCACAATACGATGCGAATTTCCTATCAAACATTTCAAAAATGTATGGTCCATTTGATTTAATTATCGATGATGGTTCGCATATGAATTCACATGTTAATTTTTCATTTGAATGTTTATTTGACCATGTGAAATCTGGTGGAATATATGTTGTGGAGGATTGCGGTACCGCATATTGGCCTGAATATGAAGGAGGTTATTTAAAACCTGATACAAGTATTGAAAACTTTAAGTCTCTTGTTGACGATGTTAACTTTAGAGGCTTAATGAATTATAATAAACCAAACGTACATGCAAGAAGAGAAGATTGGTTAATCGAGAATTCACATAATGTTTCAATGTGTAGAATTGATATTGAATCTATAAACTTCCTTAATGGAATTATAATAATAACAAAAAGATAATGGAATTTAACGAAGATGTATTTGTCATCGATTGTTGGTTAGACACAATTGAAAAAGAAAATACTTTAAAAGAACTAATAGTAAGTTTAAAGGAATTTAATTGTCCAATAATTATGTGCGGTCACTATCCTGTTAATCCAAATGTACAAAAATTAGTTGATTACTATATTTACGATGGTAATAAC